CGACATGGCCTGCCGTGTTCAACTACGTCGAGAGAAACCATTATGCGTCTGATCCGCAGTTCTGGAAGCGGTTTTTGGACTCGTGCAGCAAGAAGATCAAAACTCCCGTAAAGCTGCACATGGATCGACACGGCAGGCTGCTCTGTATCGACGGCCACCACCGGGTATGGGCTGCCGTGAAGCTTAGTCTTACAAGCCTGCCGGTTGTTTTCACCGAGCGATTGAAGCAGCCACACCCGTCAGAGCTGACTGAACGCGGTGTAATTATCTAAGTATCTCATATGAATCCAACCACATTTGTGCAGCTGACTGAAGCCGGGCGGATGGCTGAAGGGTAACCCGATCAAGTTCCTTAAGGGTTATGCCAAGCGCAACCGTAAGTGACGGGACCATCGGACACCCCGGCAAAGAGGTGGTCAGGCGGGGGACGGCTGACAACACGGAACACGTTATCCTAACTGCTGACGGCAGGCACATTGCCACCGGCGGCGGAGATGACGCTGGGTCTGCGAACATTCCAGCGCACTCGGAACACGAAAACGTGGAGGTTCATCACAACCATCCGGACAACAGCGGGTTCAGCTTCCAGGATGTGCAGGTGTTTGCCAAATACCCACGCGTTAGCAAGGTTCACGCATACACACATGACGGCGTGGCGCACTCAATGGAGGTTGTGGGAGATCGAGACGCACTTTACCGCCGGAGCCGGGAGTTGCAGTATGCGGTCAGCGACAAGGTGCACGAGTTCGCGTTGCGGTTTCACGGTCCGGTTTCAGATGCGGACCGACAGGAGTATGATGCCTTCCGAATCGCCGAGACGCAAAGGGCTATCCTGCAATTGCAGAAGGAAGGACTAATTGCGTTGTCAACCGGTGTAATGGAGCGCACGATGAGACCAGCCCGTTTCATGCAGCTGACTGAACGCGGTGTCAAGCTGTATCACTCGTCCGGAGAGGTGTTCCCGAACGGCAAGCCGGAGTTTGATGCCTTCTACGGTGGTGAGCAGTTCATCAAAGACTTCCCCAACGAGTTCGGCCAGCACCTTTACCAGATCACCCTTCCGGCCAGCGCTCGCGTACTGGACCTGAACGCCGGTTCGCCGGAGGCACGGCAGTTCAAGGCTGAGATGGCTCAGATAACGTGGCCGGATGATACGGAATTCGCCGAGATGTTGCTGGCTGGAGACCCCGAGGCCGAGACCGACTTCTACGAAACGTGGACCGACAAGCACACGACCCTGCGCGTGATGCAGAAGCACCCGGAGTACGCCGCCGTACGATATCAGGATGAGTACGTGGTGCCAGCGTCAACCACCAGCAAGCTGGTTGGGAAGAAGCTGCGGAGGTAGTTACCGGAAACCGAACTCGTCACACATGGGAACTATCGGATTCCGCGCCCGAGCAGCCGTGAGTGCGGAGGTGGCGGCATCGAATTCTTCGTCAGATTCAACCCAGACCTGACTGTCACCTTGCTTGAGCATCTGCATCAGCGTGGCGCGAATGTGCTCTCGGATTTCAAATTCCTTGGCACGCGCCTCGGCTTCCGGAACGTCGCCGGGCTTCGCGCGTTCGTCAAGCGCCGCCTCGATGGACGGGAAAACGTCAATGACTCGGTCGAAGATAATGTCGGTGGCGTTATCAACGGCGCAGTGGGAGATGGTGGCAGGTAGGAACGCTCGTCAAGTGGGTGTTGCAGTTATTCTCGGCGTGCCGACCGCAAGTGCTTGTTGAATGCTTTGATCATCTGCACAACATCAGCCTCGCTCAGGTCGGCACCACGCTTGACGATCAAGCGACGACCCACAAACATATACGGGGTCGTACCTCGGACAGTGGGGCCGGAGCGCTTGTTGGACTCCAGATACGCACGCTGCGCCGCTATGTCGCGTACTCCGGATGCCCCAAACACCTGCTTGGCCTGATGGTTGGTGAGGTGGCGAATATCCGTATTGAGAGTGGACGGGCCGTCTGCATGCACCACTAGCACTTCAACGGTCCGGCCATACAGCGACTTTTGCGTTGAGTACGGCATGCGAGCCAGTGCGGCTTCGCCTGGGAGACCAGAAGGAATAGCCAGCTCGGGAAGCAGTTGTTTGCGGCCAATGCGTTCCAGCATGTGCAGCACCTCCATGCTGAGACGGGTGTCCGCTTCGTGGAGATCGTTAAGGACGAGCTGCCCATCATCCAGTTGCTGGACGAGGAGAGTGGCGGCATCATGAATGCACTTGATCCCCTGTGCCATTAGGCTGGTGATCTGCTGTGCGATGCTGGTGATGTTGGAGTCGAGCGATGGTGTCATGGACTTGCAGTATGGTTGGTTGTGGTTGGAGAGGATTAAGACTTCCGTGCTGGCAAACACACTTAACGGTGTCTGGCGTCCACACTCGGATGCGACTGGTTGGGCGAATAGTTGGTACGCCACGGCTGTTGAACTCGGCTGCAATGGCGGTGTAGGCTGCCCACTTAGACGACTGTGGCTGCAGCATCTGCAACACTGAGCGTAATTCAATCAGCGCTGCAGATGTGCGCATCGCCATGGCCTGGCGACGGGCCACTGCTGCATTGCTGTAGTTGCGTGTCTTGCCACGTCTTCTGGATGTGGAAATGGTCGCGTAGTTAATGCGGCAGTAAGCCATAACCTGGTCATGTGTGAAATGTGGGTGGGCTACCCATCGACATTGTACCCCGGTCTGCCTGCAGATGTCCTCCAGCGCTTGCAGTACCTGCATTTGACTGGCCAGACGTGTGATGGTTGGGAGGTGAACAATGGCAGGGGTCAAAACGGCTGCGCAGTGTACTGCCTCAGCAATTACCTCCACATCGTGTACGGTTATACCGCGTCCGCCCACTGCGATGCGATGCTCGTAATCTCCAAATTTAGCAAACTCGCTTGGACGGGTCACGATAAGCAGGTGTTGTGTTGCGTCATCGCGGCCCGGAACCAACGGCGTATGTGATTCGAACCCCGCATGCGGAACCAGTTCTCGGACGCATGCTAATGCAGTCATAGCCGGATCGAGGCGCACGCCTTTAAATCCGCGCTTAAACGTGCCACCGCGCTTGATATCGTGTCTTTTGCACACACCATACCGAAGCTCCACGGCATGTGCAAGTCTGATGGATAGAATAACCTCGCTGACCTTGTGAGCACCGGGACGATTATTGTACGCCTTGACCAGTTCGGCCATGGTGACGGTGGATTCGGCGCAGCGTTGCGTATGCTGTTGAACGAACTGCTCAGTTGCGCGTGGCCTGACTCGAATGTGCATGGGCGAACAGTAGCAGAAGAACGCACGCTTGTCAAGTGGTCGGCAATTGCTTCCGCACCCGCATGATGAACTTTGGCCTTGCGAACATCGATATCATTATCGGAGCCGCGCAGCACGAACGGCACCGTGAACACTCTTCCAGACAGCTCGCTGAACCGCCCATCAGCCTCGGCCTGCTCGTAAAACTCAACCGCATCGTGCTTGGTGCAGGTGCTCACAACCGTAACCGGTACGGGCTGGGCTGGTGGGCGCACGTAACATCGGCGGATGCGACGCGGTCGTCCTCCTTGCCCGTATATGCGAACCTCGCCATCCTTGGGTGTGTTGCCGACGTACGGCCTCAACCACCCGTCTGCTGCCGCTGCTTCAACCGTGGTGTGGTAGATCATGCTGGAAGTCCTTGGGTGTGAGCGTAGCCCGGCCCGGTTTTCACCCCAAATAAAGTTAACAGACCGCCCTGACAGGTTATGCGTCCGTCGAAGTTCACACCGTCATTGCGAACCAAGTCCAGCCGCACATCATACCCGTCGACTGTGAGGCTGCGGGAGGCAATAAACGGGCGAGTATATAGCATAATGGGGTGTGAATTAAGTGGGTCATCTACCTCCGTGCTGGAGTCCGTCACGCCCGGCAGCTACGAGCTGGTTACAACGGGGTGATCGTCTAGTTACCGGCCAAGAAACACGTCCCAGCCGGGCCAACCCTTGTCCTTGTAGTGCATGTCTGGGTGGCTGGGGAGCTTCGGGTCAGTCATAGATACCCGACGATCAAGTGTGGCTGGTTTGTGCAGAGCCAGCTTGCACCGGTCCTCCGATAGAGGGAGCGCTCCGGCGAGCGCCGTTATGATGGCCAGTAGTTGCCAACCCTCATGCTCGGTGGGCTTACATACCACAATACAATTAAGAACGCCTCCGACCTAGCGCCTCGTAATGCCCGGAGGCAGCTCGGTGTAGCAGGCCTTGGACTCCATGGCCTTGGCTCGGCGAATGGCCTCATCGAGGCGGGGGTAAATGCGGTCGCGACATCCCTGCGCCACGGCCTTGCGCACCTCCACAATCAGCGTAATGAGCTTCTCGCGCAGGATCTGGTTGGACTCCAGCTGGATGTTATGCGTGATCAGGCAATCTGCCGCCCACACCCGTTCGCTCTTGCCGCCGTTGTCGGAGCGGATGAGCGTCTTGCTGACAAGGAGCAGTTCGCTGAACAGTTCCTGTTGCAGGGCTTCGATGCTCTTGCGCTGCCCACGAGGCGTTGGGTTTTCCGTATCTGCTCCAATGATCGTACCATCACCCCAGACGCGGATGTCGTCGTCCGTACCAGCACCGGGCTCCGGCGGGGCGTAGTACCGCTGCAGAAACTGCTGGCAGATGGTCATGTTGTTTGCGCCATCGGCCCCGGACAGGATGATACACCGGTCGATGACACCTCCTCCGACGCGGCGGCGCTCGATATGCAGGCCAAGACCATGACCACCGCAGGCGTCTCCGTGTGCCTTCAAGTCACCGTCATGGAGTTGCTTATCTTCAATAACCGGTTGATGCGTCCCCTTCCGGATAAGGGCGCGGATGGTGCGGACCCGGACAGCCTGTGCTTTGCTGGCAGCCCATGGTGCCTGGTTTTGCAGGAGGACCAGTGCGATGTTGTGTTGACGGTGATCCCGCGTAGTTTCAGGGATCAGTGTGAGTTGCATGGTGTTCAGTTTGTTTGGCTTCATTTGGTTTGTTTTAAGTGCCTCAATGTGATGGGTGTGTTATAGCAGTCAACAAGGAATGCACATGTAGTACCCTCATGCTCGGTGGGCTTACAGATCGCTCAAGTATCATAGCTCGGTGGAGGTGGCGGAAAGGTACTCGACGTACCATGAATCCAGCTTGATCACGGCAGCCGTGTGCAGGGCCTCAACATGGTGCACGAAAGCCTCGTCGTGGTATTGATGCGCGCGGTGGGCGATCTCGTGCGCGGCGAGCCTCAGCAGTTCAAAGAACAGCGTTTTCGGGTCGTAGGAGCGGGCGTGCAGCGGGTTGATCTGCAGGACGGATACTCCGTCAGCATTTTTGCTGTGGCAGGCCTCCATCTCCGGGTTCAGCGTCCAGCCGATAACCCACGACATATCATGCAGTACTGGGGCGTTGGCAGCAATGATGAGCTGGCAGCACCGCTTCCACAGGCGGGCGAGGCGGTTCTGGCGCTTACCCCATGCGTCGGGGCGGAGCCACTTGGGAAGCGTCAGGCGCGGGCCAAGGTCAACCACGAAGTCGTCCGAGTTGAATCCGGTCGTCATGACGGTGGTCTCTAGCTTCTTGCCATCCTTGGAGGTCTGGGCCGGTGCAGGAGTGACCATCATCGGCTTTATCGTCTCCATGAGGCGATTCAGTGTCTCGGGATCAATCACGCTCCGGTGAATGATGTGATCCAGGTTATCCGTGCCTCGGGCCGCAACTGCTTCGAGGACCGGTGGCTTCGGCTTGCCGAGGAATATGACCTGCCGTTCGACACTGGCCCGGTCGAAGGTCTTCTTGTCCACGCTCAGCTCGTAGATCAGCTCCTGAAAGCTCTGCCCCACGGTGTAGGCGAACCCATCCCGGTTCGCGGACAGCACGTCAACGGTCTTGCCAGTGATCTCGACCACGACCTGCATCTTGCTGGAGCCGATCCAGTGCTTGAACATCGTTACACCGTTGGCACGGATGATTGCGTATGGGCAGGCTTCTGGTGTGCGGCGCGTATACACTCGGCCCCACGGCATCTCGCGAACCAGCTTGCCACACTTGAATGGCGCGATCCGGGTGTCGTTCACGTAGACTGCTGCTGCAGCTTCGCAGGTCATAAGATAATCCTTGGCCTTTTGCACGAAGCGGTCATGGTTGAACTCATAGTCCTCGTGAAACATCACCGTGATCGACGTGCCGACATGTGGCGCATGGTCGCGTGTTATCGAGTACTGCAGGTGCTTGCCGTCCACCTGGATCGTACCAGTGCGGATGCAGTAAAACTCGTGTTGGAAAAGGATTATCTCTTTGGCCACCCCAAATCCACCGACTGCTCCGGCATCCTTTACCGACCCGCTGTAGGTTAGCAGGCCGTCCCGCACCACTTGCTCGGTCATGCCACGTCCGTTATCCGTGACCCGCAGTGTTCCGATGTCCGTAACGGTGATGCGAATCTCAGTTGCTCCGGCATCCACAGAATTCTGTACCACCTCGCGGATAATGGCTGTGTCCGGGTCGCCGTAGAAGCGCTTGACGGATTTGCTGAAGTGGGAGGCCGGAATGGAAACTTGGAGAAGCATGGGCGAACATTAGCAGAGAAATGAACGCCTGTCAAGTGGTTGTCCAGAGGTGTCAGTGTGTAGCGGACATACTCGTTGTCCTTTCATGCCACTCCCAGATTGAGAGTGCCAAGTTTTGTTTGCTTGGCATGGTTCGGCAGAAGACTTCGGCGCGTTGGGCGGCGGTGGCGGAGCGCAACGCTCCACACATTTGCTCAAACTCTATTGTTGCACTTCCACCTTCGGTGAAGAAAGGGATTTCGCGGTTGAATCCCAGAAGGATTAACAGTCGTCCGCTGTATTCTCGTGACTGCGCGTCTGTCAGCACCTTCTCCGCCTCGTGCATGGCATTGAGGTCGCAGAGGTAGTCGGGGAGGACGTCGATATCGTCAGAATACACGGCTGCGCCTTTTGGCGGTTGCCAGCCTTCACATTGGCCGTCTGGTTCAGACCATGTGAAACGTGTCCACCCACACGCCTCCGCTATCGCGATTCGTTGAGTTTCGGGGGTCATCGTGATGCCTCCCATTGTTCGCAGAGGGTGGTGAGAGTGCGAAGCGCAATCTTGCGTTCAGTTTTATCCTCCGCGCTGTCGTTATACCATGCAATCGCTTGCATCGCCGTCTTGAGACAGCGCAGGGAATTGGGCAGGAGCGTGCGGGAGGTGGCGATGAAGGCAACATCGTGTTCTGCGTCGTTAACTCTGCCGACAGTTGCAACGTGCGTTTCGGTGAGTGTATCTGATGCGACATTTTGCCGGACTCCAATCCAACCGGGAGGCCACTCGGCAGTAATGTATTGCGTCCACGGCCCCGGCGTTGCCTTCTTCGCTACTTCCAGCGCGGCGTCAATCTGTTGCAGCACGAGGGCGCAACGGTCGGTGATGTTTTTCATAGCGAGGTATGGTCAAGTAGTCGTTGTGAGATCGTTTTCATTTTTTCTTGGGTTGTGATCTGTGAGGTCTGAGTGATTCGAGCGTCGGCCACTCCTGTGCCAGCATCAGCTGTGTGCCGATAATATCGCGTTCGGTGGGTAGTGGCAAAGGTAGGTCATCCTCCGGTTCGACTGGTATTGGCACCGGGGTTGTCGGAATGGGAGTTTGAATGACGGGGGTCGGAACCGGAATCGCCGCCTCCGGGGTCGGAAGCGTCTGAGGCGCATCCTTTGGGAAGGTGCACACCTGCCAGATGATGGCAACCCAGCACGCACTGATGGACGAAACTTTGAAGACAGTGTGGTTCATGGTCTTACGATAGCACAGTCACGAGTTGCTGTCAAGTACTGCGAAGGTCTGGTACGCCAAAGCGGGTGCGCACCATCTCCCTAAACAGGATGGCGTTAAGGCCGTGGGTCGTCACGAATTCGTTAAGCCAGCGGTTGTACTCGTCCCGGACCCGGAAGGCCTGCGCCCGCTCCGCTTCCGTTGAAATGAGTGGCAGATTAACCACGCAGGCTCGCTGCACGTAGGTGGTCTCACGCATGCGCTTGATCGTCGGTCGACGCACGAAAGGTGAGATGAGGAGCTGGCTGACGTGGGCGGCGTTCTCGCGGGTGAGTGGATTGGTGCTGGGCTTGCTGTGCGGGTATGTGCGCTGGTGATGAGCAATAGCTGCCACCACCACCTGCCGTTGGATGCTTTCATGCAGCTCGCGCGTCTCGGTTGCCATTCGCATTGTGGTTGGCGGGTGCAGGCAGATGGTGCGGAGTCCGTGGACAAATCCAACCGTACGTTCCGTACCAAAAAGTTGCATGGTAACATACCCGAGCATAATGGGATCACCATATGCTGCGGCCACATCTTGGAACCGGAACCTCACATGCACTTGCGTGTTGTTCGTGATGGTGGTGCGGACGATGAAGGACTGCTCGGCTGCGCCAAGGAAGGTGATCAGTTGTTGCTGAGTAACCTCGGTTTCGAGATACCGGCGGCACTTGGCTTCATTTTCCGGACCGATGGTGACGCGGCGGCGTGGCTCGGTCAGTCCCAGTACCTTGCAGGCATCTCCGGTAGCTTTTTTGTCGCCATTTATAGCTTCTTCCATGCTTCCATGAATAGGTTGGAGCTTGATGCACAGCGCGCGAAGGATAATGTTGCGTAGCGTGTCTCGCGTGGTGATCCACGGGCGGTCGGCGGGCTTGGTGGCACATGTGGCAAGCATGGCCACGGCGAGGTTATGGGCGCGGGCCTTCCGGCGTCCACCGCATGGGTTGTGGTCGTCTTCGGGGTAGAAGGTCATTTCCAGCCACCCCCTTTAAGCTGTACCGCATGCTTACCATCGATAGTGGCTTGAAACATTGCCTCGAATGGGTACGCTTCCTGCATGATACTGAAGAATGCTGCAGCATCTGCCTGCTTCTCGAAGACGGCAGCGTGATACATGCATACCTCGGTGACTGGGCGTTTGAGTCCACCGAGCTCATGAGAGAGGTAGATGAAGTGCGCGAGTGTGAGAAACTCACTCATAAAGACCCTCCTCAAGGCTGGGTTGCCTCATTCTAATGAAGGCCAGGCACCTGCTTAAGGCCGAGGCCTTCCTGACCGCGTTGAAGGAGGCGATCGTAGCGTCATTCGCGTGGCCGAGCTCCATCAGAAGATACCCTGTCAGTTGTTTCTGTTCAAACTCAGAAAGACCCTTCTCCCACGTCAGACACGCGTCGACGGAAGAGGCATAGTCCAGCAGTTCCACGGCAGTTGTCCCGGTCTTGTCGTCGGGCTTGGCGTAGATCCACGTATCATCGTTGTTCTGGTAAAGAGTGGTCTTAACCCTGTCGAAGCCTGGAACCAGTATTGTGGCAATTGCTACGTTGACTTTGTGCTTGTTCATAGAATTATTGGGTGAGCAGGGTGATATGCGCCTCATCCGCAGCGGCGAGGTCTTTGTTTCGTGTTTTCATTGTCGATACAATAACAGAAGAACGAACGCTTGTCAAGTTGCGTTCCTACGAGTATGAGTCGCAAAAATCAGATATCCCCGACAATGAAGCCGTTCCAAGTGTCTGGCTGGGCCGTTGGCGACCACTGCGAAGCGGCGCATGAAATCACCGCTGGCAGCGAGGGTGTATGCGCCGAAGGGACGCCGTTCAAAGTTCTCGGACTGAGCGGAAATGCACTGCATCCAATTGCGGTATGTAAGCGCGCCGACCCATATTGGGTGATCGCGGTGTCGGTTCGGGACATTCGGCCCGTTACGAGTACCCGCAACCGCAACCGCACCGTCGCCCTGATCAACAAGCGCCTATTCCCAATGGGCTTCCGGTATACCGGCATGTTCCCCGCCACGCCCCGCACGAGGGGCAAGTTCATCCGCTGGTACGGCACGCGCTGCCTGTACATTGATAGCGCGAACATGGGTGGTCGCAACATCATCGGCGTGTTCAAGTTGACGCCCAAGCAGAAGCGCCTCTGGCTGAAGGATAAAGCTACGCTGGTACCGCCCGGTCACTGCGCCCCGTGCGCAGGAGATCGTGAGCAGATCGGTGGGAAGCAGTTTCTCCAACTCCACGTCGGACCGATTACGGAGAAACGATTGCTGGAAGTAATCAAGTTCGCCACGGCTCGTCATACAACTTGACAAGCGTTCGTTGCTGTGCTAACGTTCCTCCATGACCACACTCCATTACGCTCCCAGCGCTGAGCGCGCCAACATTGGATGCAAGCCTCTTGGACGCGGGGCCGTTCCCAGTCCGACCATACAGGAGGAGGTTCGCCTGCATAAGCTTTACGTGGCCGACATGGCCGCACTGCCTCCTGCGAATACGCCGGAGAACGCCCGCCAACACCGCAGTGTTCTGATGCGTCATAACCCCGGTCTGGCGCAGACCTTCCGTGAACTCGGCCTTATCTAATGCACCTATGAACACACTCGCCTCCCGCTGTCAAGCCACCTGCGTTACCACTACCTTTGACCCACGGACTCATATACTGGCAGGCGTCCTACGCGGTGGTCGCTGGCAGATGTCGGTTAGCATAGTCTCCTCCACCAATGCAGTAATCGTTAGCCGTGATCGCTTGTTCAATCATCTGATCACCGCACGCAATCTTGCAATGCAGCCATACAGCACACTGCTCATCGACGGCTTGCATCCTTTGACTGTTGGTCCAAGCCGGTGCCGGTTCATCATATATGGGGCTGGCTTCAATTTCTCGCATTACCATTCGACGAGAGGCCGTGGTCCGTGGAAGGAAGTCACGCAGCAGCAGTTTGCGAACCGCGCCATGGGCGTCATCATCACAACCTCGAACAGCTGATGGATTATTTCTCATCTGACTTTCATATCGGCCATGCCAGGGTCATGATTGGGATTGTGCGCCGTTTGCCACCATCAGGGACCATGATGAGACCATTATCGAGCGCGTGAACGCCTTGGGGCCGAAGGCACGGCTTTTCTTTCTCGGCGATATGACACTCAAGAGCGGACGGCAGTACCTCATCGACCTTATCGCCCGGTTCAAGGTGGAGTTGCACATGATTTGGGGCAATCACGATGATGCGCTGAGGAAACTCTATATCGGCCACCCGGAGCTCTTCCCGAACATCAAGTCTGCGCATGATGTGCTCTACCTCCGCATCAACAAGCAGAAGATTTTCATGAGCCACTACTCGCACCGTTCGTGGAGGTCCCAGCATCATGGCTCGTGGCACCTCTTTGGGCACAGCCACGGAAAGCTCGACTCGCAACCGCACGGCAAATCGTTTGACGTCGGCCTGAACTCACACAGTTACCACCCAATTAGCCTCGGCCAGGTCGAGTCCATAATGTCGGCTCGGAACGTGGAGAGCTTTGACCACGGCGTGCGTGATCCTCAACCAACTCAACCAATTCAACCATGAACACCAAGCACTTCTTCATCATCACCGCAGTTCTCGTCCTCCTCGTCGGGTTTTATACCCTCTGCATCAACCACGTTCCGGCCAACTCGGTCGGTGTGCAGTTCGACGCCATCTCTGGCGAGATCGCCACGCAGCCACACCCCGGCTTCTACGTGACCCATCCGTTCGTGAAGGCAACGTCCGTTTCCACGCTCGCCATGTCCGTCCACGTTCCCAGCAACGCCAAGGTGATCAATACCAAGGTGGTCCGGCTGCGTCCGGATAAGGTGCTGGAGTTCGTCCGGATTCAAGGGTTCAGTTATGACCTCGGACGCGGATTGGGAGAACTGCTCATGGGGTACGCGTTCTCCGGGCAGCAGTTCTCATTTCTCGAAATCATACAGGAGGGCGGGCTTGAAAGCTTCGGTAAGTAAGCTCGCCATTTGCGCGCTGGCCGTGTGGATGTGGGTGGCGACGTTATACCTCACACCGTCCGTGCGCATTTCGTGGCTGGCAGCGGCTGAAATTGTGCGTTATTACCACATCCACCTGGTTGCTATCTGGCCATTGGTTATCACCTTACAGGCAGTCATACTTGTCGCACTATTTAGCATTTTGTCATTGGCAGCGCATTCTTTCCACATCAACACCAACACCAACACCAACCATCGTAAATGAACATCGTCAACTGGCTCAAGGGCCGTTACCGCACGCACTCGCAGGCCGTCATCGTGTCCTGCTTTTACAACCCGACCAACTCGCCGTACCGCCTCGCTGCCTTCAATCGCTGGTATGAGACCATCAAGCACATGCCGCACAGAATCGCGGAGTGTCTGATTGGCGGTCAGGCCGAGTCGCAGCTGCCGGATACGGAGTCCATTATCAAGATTCGGACGCCGAGCCTGCTCTGGCACAAGGAAGCTTTGCTCAACCGTTTGATCAAGGCTCTGCCGGATAAGTTCCGTTACGTGTTTTGGGTTGATGCCGACGTCATCTTTCTCAACCCCAGGTGGGTGACCGATTCCGTGCGCCTGCTTCAGACCGGCACAGCCATCCTGCAGCCGTTCGAGTACTGCACGCACATGGAAAAGGGTCAGGAGACGGTTGACAGGCTGATGCTGATGTCCCGGCATGAGGAACTGAATAGCGTAAGATTCTACGAACACGACCTGCCGAGCACCCCGGTGCCTGGTACCATGCGAACGTGGCGCAGCTTCGGTTCCAACTACGGAAACGGTCGGTCCTGGCGCAACAACTACGACCAACATGGTCATGTTGGCTTTGCATGGGCCGCGCGTCGTGAGGTACTGGACCGAATCCCGCTCTTCGACAAGGGGCTTATCGGCGGGGCCGACCACGTTATCGCCCACGCTGCCGCCGGTCACATTCCTCATGCCTGCATCCGCCGGGCGTTCGCCGATGACATCGAAGCCGTGGTCAAGTGGTCCTATGAATTCCGTGATGCGTGTACGGCCTTCTCAGCCTCTAGCGGTCGCCGGGTTGGCTTCGTGGAGGGGGACCTGCTCCACATCTGGCATGGTGATCTCAAGGATCGGCAGTACGCGCAACGGATCAAGGAGTTTACCGGTATGACCAAGAACGTTCATGCGCGTGATGTCAATGGCCTCTTCGTTACAAACGACCCGGTCACACAAGCCTACACGCATTCGTACTTCCAGAAGCGCGACGTTATTCGCAGCAGACCGGACGCCGTTGCCTTCGGAGCCGGGGCGCTTGTGGGAGCCGCAATCGAGCACCCCATGCACCCAGCGCCTCCGGCCCCTGGTCACGGCGGAGACTTCGGTGGCGGCGGAGCCGGTGACTCAGACGGAGACGCGCCACAGGCAACCGCAACCGATGTTGGCAACTTCTCTTAGTATATGACCAACCCCAATGATAGTGCAGTCCCATTCGTTGATAATGCCGGTCCGAAGGACGGCGTTGAATACGGGTTCACCAAGCGAGAAGCTATTGCCAAAGGGATAATGGAAGCGATGATGATTAACCAGCCAATCGACATGTCTGCGCTCCATATGGCCGCAACCGCCGTGGCCAGAACGGATGCACTCATAGCCGCCCTCAACGTTGAGGACGTTGAGGACGTTGAGGATGAGGAGGCCGAGCCACTAACTGCTGACTGACGCCAACAGATTACGTATTTACGCTATGCTTTCACTTGCCGATATTCTCCTTAGTGGCGGGTCTCCCGTCCGCGCACGAACCTCCGCTCAGCCCGCGTGGCGTTCCCGGCTGGCCGAGGCCGTGCAGACGCGGCGTCCCATCCAGTTCTCGTTTGATGAGGCGCGGGTGCTCACCCGCATTCTGGAACAGTACGATGCCGACCCGTTCAAAGGCGGGCCAACCGACTTCATGCAGGCAGACGACATGGCCATCATTGGTCTGAAGACACTGGAGGCCGGAGGCTCGGATGGATCATCCACGCATGAAGAACCGGCGCAGCCTGCCGCCAGAGCTGCTTCTGGCCTAATCAGCGTGGAGAACGCCATTGTCGCCCCGTCTGCCACACCCGGTGGACACGAGGACATTCCGGCCTCCGTGATTTCAACCCTTGCCGTTTTGCACTCGGACGACGAGGCCAGGCCCGTTACCGAGATTCCCGACGCCAAGCCGCCGGTGGCACGCGTTCCAGCGCAGCATCGCGCCCCGGCTCCGCCAGCAGGCGAAGGGCCAATTCCGAGTGGGCTTCCGAAACCCGGCCTCTCCCCCGAAGACGAGGCTGAAGTGATTGAAAGCCTGCGGCTGGACCGGGAGCAGGCCATCCAGCGTACCCTGATGGAGCGCATGGGCGGTGGTAGTGCACGTGTCAACCTGCAGGAGGCTGCCGCATTCGCCGAGTCCACATCGGACGGCGTACCACACCCAGTGGACTTTGTGCGCAAGTTTCGCAAGAGCAAACAAAAGCTGACAGAGGGGAACCATTCGCAACGCGGAGGTGGAGCCACGCCGCCTCGTCGCCGCCCCACCGGAGGCTCCAATGTGCTTGACGTGCCCGGAGCCAGCACGACGCCCGCCAACACGGCGGCATTGGTGCAGAGGGCACAGGAAAGAGCCGGAGCGCTTGGGTTTGATGATCCGGAAGATCGCCCACGCTTCTAATGACGCCGTCACGCTTCATCAGTCTGGTTAGTATTGATGAGGCCGTTATGCCTCCAAGGTCGGCGCTCGATGCACAGTACGCATCGTCCAATGCCGAGCACGGGTGGCAAACTGCCACGGTGTGGATGGATCGAGGCGGAATCCTGCGCGTTGATAGTACGACGCCAAACGGACCAGATCGACAAACAGGTTTGCGCGCAAGCGTGAATTTATGGCCGGAGACAAAGCAGATCGATCCCGGTTATCGAAATCGACCCACCGGCAACACTGTCTCACCGGCCATGCACCAACTCGTGGCTGCGCTTTTGAAGGCCGGATGGGTTGACGCTACATGGAGCATTCGTGGTGAAACCATCAGTTATTACCTTGGCGGCACGTACTCTTATCGAGCCAACCCGCTTGCGCCGAGCTTAGCAGACTGGCATAAGGTTATCCGATTTGATGCCACCACCATAAACCTTCAGTTGTTTCACGGCACGTCCAGTCTTGAACTTCCGGCAATTCTGCAAAATGGCATGCGCTCGCTCGGGAGCCGTGGTGGAACTGGGCAAGCCAGTGTGAACACTCGTTTACGTGCTGACTGGAACAAGGAACACACCTATTTGGCTACGAAACTGGAAGGAGCCTGGGGATATGCAAAGCACCGGGCGCTAGATATGTGGCGCAAGACCAACCGGAGTGGTTACGAATACGGGCAGTACCGGGAATGGGAACAGTGGGAGGTGCAGCCCGTGGTTCTTATTGTTACCGTACCAGACATGTCGCGGTTGCGCGCTGATGATGACATCATCATCACGGCCATTAAGAAGCGAGCTGAGGCGCTCTGGGGAAAGATGTCGGCGGAGGCACGGGAGGATCAGAAGGCAATGATGCGGCAGTGGTTTCCGAAGCACGCGGGGTTTCAGATCAAGGAAAATGATATGTCAGCATGGTATTGGGTTATGACGGATGCTGGTATGCAGACAGTTATGGACTCAATGCCTATGGAAAGGCTGGCAGCTGCTTGGAAAGCATCGATTCGGCGCAACGATCAAGTAGCATACGCTGGAGTCATTCCGCCAAGTCATCTGAAGGTGATGGATCTTCGCGACGTTACCACAAAGCGTTCCGTCTGACATGATCGAGGTGCTCACCGGATCCCCACGCATGGTCCACAATGCGTACCTCGACCTGCTCATCGCGACCAAATGCGGACCATGCAGCGACGGTGAGTCGTGGGTGGCGGTGTTACGCGACGACATGATCATCATCGCCGTCAGCAGTGGGTTCCCCGGAGATAACGAGTTCATCGTCGCCGCTGTCCGAAACGGCCAGATCGTTACACCGCTGCCGGGCGCATTGGTACAGCTCGCGCGAATGATGCCGACCGTGCACGCGAGCGCACCGGACTTGACACCGGAGATGCAGAAGGCGCTCCGGGTGGTGCACAGGCACCTGAAAGCTGGCGTCTGAAGGGATTAAAAGAAAGGACTACGTCTAACCCTACGTATTCACATGAACGCCAAGACCATCGAACGCCTCGCTGAGGAAGCCAAGAACCCGGACGAACTCCTCCGCAAGCTTTGCGAGGACATCAATCTGACCAACGGTCAGAAGGTGTACACCGTGCACGGCATGGGGCAATCGTCCGTCATTGGCACCTTCCAAGGCCTGACCAACGGCGGTATGGCCAAGGTGAAGAACCCAACCGGCACGTACACCGTCGCCGCGCACCTCGTCTTCCCCAAGCGCTAAGGTATGGGCAAGACTCTGGTAGAAATGCTGCTCGAGGCTCCGATGGAGACGCACCCGTCCGCATTCGAGTCTGGTAAAGTATTCGTGATCATGGATACAGCTGATGGGCGGTACATTACGCGTGGCACCGGAACGGCCCAGCTGGTGAGAACCCTGCCACAGCCGGAGCGTGCGACATTGTACCCGGACTTGCATGGTGCAATTACCGGAGCACGCATTGCACAGAACCGCGACGCAAACCTCGGCGAGCTTCTTATCTGCCCGGTACAACTACACGTCGGCAGTCCGGTAAAGTCGATTCAGCGGAAATAACTCTATGAGGCCGCGCGCCTTCATGGGGATGGTGGAATCACCAGAGGTGTGGTACCACGGGCGCACAACACAGTCCACAGCCTTTGACCTGGAACGCACCGGACAAGGAAACGATCAAGAAGGGCCTGGGTTTTACTTCACCAGCGACTTGGCTGATGCTCGCGGGTACGCGTGGCCAGACGGCATTGTTATAACGGCAGAACTCACGCCACGCAGGCTGGTTAGTTCTGCCAGCCGTGCGCACATTACTGATCTAATTAAGGCGGCTCCAGAGCTCGAAATGAAGCTTGCAGACTGGGACGAGAACCCGGATGCAGCCATGCGCGCAGCGGTTGCCAGCTGCGTCGAAGATGAATACCCGTACCAGCAGGTTTGGGTATCCTTCTACCGATATAATCCAGCGGAGTACCTGCGGGAGATGGTTAAGCTTGGGTTTGACGGGCACGAGGCCACATGGTTGTCCTCAGGAGTGCGGCACATGATCGTTTATAACCCCGCATGCATCAAAGTGCTCTCTATGGAGCGGCACACTTCATAGTCATGAACCTTCTTCAAACCATCCGATCACTGGCTCCGCTGCTGGCATCAGTTGCGCAGGCAGAATATGATGCATGGGAGGTTGATGCGGGTGGCATGGACCCGGAAATTGGTGAGGGTGGAATTTGCGACCGCGTCGCCGACGCCATGGGTACCGTTCTGGCGCAGCACGGTATCGACGTTACGGAGGGCGGGCAGGATGGCGACGACCACGCCTTCTTGTACGCTTACAATGAGACTGAGGCCGTGGAAGTCGATATTCCGCCGGGCGTTTATGAAACCGGCAGTGGGTACAGCTGGAAGAAGCGCCTCGGCGTCACCATTGGTGCGGACGATGTGATGATCAATCCGGTTCGCCGCGAGGACATTCTAGGCGAGTCCGTCGACTCGACGGGCTTCAACATTGAAAGAGTTTTTCTTAATCGCATTGGGCCAATGGAGTTATATGTCGTGCGTGATCCGGAGTTTACCGGAAGCAAAATCGACATGGGTATGGCAGACCAGCATAACATCATTGGGTTTGTTCGGTTAATTCTCTGGAATAAGGGGCAAGTGGATGTAGATAAAATTTGGACCCATCCGGACTACCGGCGGAGAGGCATCGGCACCGCGCTCATGAATCGAGTACGTGCAGACCACCACAATATTGCCCTACCAATTGTGACGCGGATGGGTGCACCGTTCTTTCGCAGCCTCGGAATGGTGAGTGAAGCCTTGACACCTACGCAGTTTATGCAGATGGTTGAGGCTAATTGTTAGCATGAGCAACCTTACCCCTGTTCCATTCGTTTATCGTGCCACCGTTACCGGCGTCCACGACGGAGACACGGTGACCATCACCATCGACCTCGGATTCGACACCGCGCTGGTGGGCAAGGCCGTACGGCTTGCGGGCATCAACGCCCCGGAGCTGCGCACGCCAGCCGGTAAAGCCGCTCAACAGTGGCTTTGCAGCCGTCTGGTTGGCAAGGTCATCACACTGCAAAGCTTCAAGGACAAGACCGAGAAGTATGGTCGCATTCTCGGCGACATCTGGCTGGACGGCGTCCACATCAACGAGGAAATTGTATCCGCCGGACATGCCGTGGTCTGGAATGGCAAGGGCGTTCGTCCTGTTTAACCGCTATGACGCCCGCCCGATTCATGGTGCTGCTCGAGAAAGAATCCAATCAAATGCTTTCGACTTTAGTCGCTCAAGATCAGAGCGAACGAAAATCCTATCAGGCTTTCGTAAAGACTAAAGCGAATGGCGATTGGCAGAAGGGTGCTCAGATGTATGCTAAGTTGCGTAATAGAGACGCCGATGACATCTTTGGCGAGAAGGATCGTTTGCAAAAATTCATTGGAGTGAAGTTTGATTTCGAAACATTCACTCCAGATGACTGGAACAATTACTGGCTCCTGGCTCAGCACTGCGATCATGATAGGCAATTTCAACAAAAAGCCTTGAATGCGATTGTCAAATACATAGGCAAAGAAAGTGGAGAATTCAAGTATCTGAGCGATCGAATCAGTTGCGGATTGAATGGAACACAAAAATACGGAACACAGGATATCTGTGATAAAGACTCTCGATGAGCAGTGGGAGCGGATCATCTAGCTCGGGTGGCGGAAGCTGGGGTGGCGGAAGCTTCGGCGGTAGGGGAGCCGGAGGGTCTGATTAGCGTTCCTTCACGCAATGACACCCGAACAAAACGAGGAACGCCGCTGGATGATCGCCAATCTGCGCCAGCACTTTCCTGGCGCGACCATCGAGATTCCAGAGGACGGCCTGATGACCATCAACGGGGAGCCACTGCCTATTGATCGGGCCGACCGAGTGTTTGCTACCAATCGTGCTTCCATGGCTAAGGAGGATATGCTCACCGCCCTTATCCCGGAGGTTGCTGGTTTTTTGACGGAGCAGAATGATGAAGTGCAACGGGCCGCGCGTTTGCGAATGATTCGCACATCAATGCCGGAGCCAAAGCTGCTGGAACGATCTCCGGAGGAACAGCTGCTGGTGAAGTCCGGCATGGAGCTTGCGCGGAATCCGGACGGCACCCCAGCGATGGTGAACGGGATGCCGGTGCTAGTACCAGCGGGTATGGGAACAAACCCGAACGTCCACAAGAGCCTCGCTTTGTTGCAGGAGGACAACAAGGACATGATGCCGGAGACGCGCATTCATAAGCTGGTTGGGGTGTCCGACATGTCCTTGCTCATCGACACGGATAAGACGGATGAAGAGCTTATTGCGGACGGAATTCCCGTAACCAGCATCGGGTATGGTACACTCAAGGTGGACGGCAAGGAGAAGGTGCTGGAGGCCGAAGTTATCAATGAACAGCGGGAGGGGCTGCTGCGCGGACGCCCGGATAATGAGGACAGCCCGGCCACGGTTGGAGGGGTGCGCCTTGGATGAGCGGACGCCATATGTGCGGTTTCGGACGCTGCTGGATCAACGCCGAACTCTTATTGTGCGGAAGAGTGATTGGCTCAGTTCAGCCCAATGGGCTTGGTGTTCATGCGACCGGTGAGTGGTAACCCCGGCGGCTTGACGTTACCGTTCTTCTTCGCCGCCTTGATATCTGCAGCCGTTTGCAAGGCGTGTTCCACCTTCCCCTGTAGGGAGCGATCCTTGTCTGGCAGGAGCACGAGGCTTACCTTCAGGTTGAAAAGCTTGTCGGCCATGGCGTCCGTAACCGGGCGCTTGTCCATCTTTTCCATGAGGTTCACGATCTTCTTCCGGATGTCGGACTCCGCCTTCGTGTAGCTGTGGGGGCGTCCTTCCCGCAGCCAGTCGTGCGCCAGTTCCTTCAGTCCTTCCTTGTAGAGCGCCGCCATGATGACCTGCTCCGGAGCGGTAACCGGGCGTACCTCGCCCAGCGTGATGGTGGGTGGGCGTCCGTTATGTGGGTCAATGATGAGGCGACCCTCGTCCTCAACCCACTGCACGACCAGAATGGACGCGTTATCGAATGGTCCGAGCATTTCCTTAACCACACCAGGCCCATGGACCTTGTGAACGATGAGAGAACCAATAATGCGTGGAGGCTGATTAGGCTTGTTCATAAAGTTTGTTGATAGGGATGCCGGTGTTGACTTCCACCTGCACCGCTCGATCATCCCACAATTCGATCATCCCGAAGTCTTTGATGTTGGTGACTTCGAGGGCCACGCCAATGTGCTCCATACACCACTTCTCAATTGGCGTTCGCGCATCTGCAACCCCACCACCAATCAATGCCGCCCCATGTCCGTGAACCCGTGCTGTGAACACCTTAACCGTCTTGCCAGCCGCTAACCACTTCTTCACGCGGTTCAGCATAGGCACCACTGGCGCACCAATATGATCTATGCCCCTCCAATTATCATAGTGCGCAAGCGTGCCGTCAAGGTCCACGCCAATCCAACCGCTTGATCCGCTCATTCGTGCCCGGCTTCCTTGCAAAGGCGTGTAATCAGCTCAATGGCGTGATCAACCGTCTCGCACTTTTCACAATCCTCGTCGTTGACTATGATATCGAACGTATCCTCGCAGGCCATAGCCAACTCGACTGCATCGAGGCTGTCCACACCGAGATCATCGATGAACTTTTTATCTCCGGTGATTTGGTCGATATCGACATGCAGTTGGTCTTGAATGAGGTCTTTGAGCTGTTGTTCAATGCTTTCCATAAAGAGTTGATTATGTACGCGGGAGGGTGACTTCGTGCTTCTGGTGCTGGTATTTCCCTGCGCGCTGAGCGTAGGAGGTCTGGCAGGTATCACCCTTGAAGAATAAGAGCTGCGTGACGCCTTCGTCGGCGTAGATGCGGCAGTCCGCCGGGCTAGCGTTGCTGAACTCCAGCGTTAGGTGCCCCTCCCACCCCGGTTCGGCTGGTGTGACGTTGCAAATGAGACCTGCACGAGCGTATGTGCTTTTGCCAATGGCAACAACGATGACGTCGGCTGGTACCTTCATGTGCTCAAGGGCCACGCCAAGTCCATAAGAATGTCCCGGCAGGATGAAGTAACGGGAGCCGTCCTCGTCCCTATGTAACTTAGCGGGTTCCAGGTTTGCCGGGTTGAATCGCTTTGGGTCTACCACGGAACCGGGGACGTGCCGGAAGATGCGGAAGTCGCTAGGTGAGAGTCGCAGGTCGTATCCGAAGCTGGTTACGCCATAACTGATGACCTTGCGTAGTGGTCGGTCTGATGCGACGTGCACCTCCCGGATGTGATTTGGTTCGAACGGGTCAAAGATGTTGTAGCCGTGCTCGCGCAGCCAGTGGTCGTTGTAGATCATTGGTGAAATGTGGGTCGTCGTGTGCTACGGAGACTGGCGAGTTCGTGCTTCCACCACTCCCGCAGCACAATCGCCCGGTTTTCTGGAATGCCGTCTCCGTCGCCGATATGGTGCGTTTGCCCGCCGTAGTGAGCATCTAGAAGGTCGTGTAGCATTTCCCGCAGTTGCTCTGGCGTGGACGGGGCCGGTATTGAGTGGGGTAGTCCCATGCTGTGAGGAACGCAGGTTGCGTGTACTCAGCTACATGTTGTTCTAGATGCTTGCGCATCTACTTATCCACGTGCCTGATCCACTTGAACCGTCCCGCCCATGGCTGGGAGATACCCAGCTTGCTCCATACCAGATCAATGCTGGTTCCGGCGGAATTTATCAGCTGCCCGTGGATGACCAGCTGGTTCTGCGTGTTTCCTGTGCCGCGTCCGGGAATAATGGCACCGCAATCCGGCTGATAGTGGACTGGGGCGACGGCAGCACCTCCGGGGCCGAAAGTTCGGTGCGCCGCGTGGAACAGTTCGTCCACAATTACCCTCGGTCCGCACCATATCGGATCGCCGTCCGCGCCATCAACTCGGACGGTGTTACCTCCCGATCCAACCTTCCTGGCGAGGTTCCAAATCCGTTAGCATGCTTCAGTCTGACCGTAATTGATCGACAGTCGGTTATTCCACCAGCGACGGCGCGATGGGTTGGCCTTGGGCTACCCGGCACCACACTTGGCTCCGGCATTGCTGCAGTGCAGGAAGTGCTACTGCCCGTTACCACCACGCTGACTGGAGCAGCCACCGCAGGGCAGCGATCCATTTCTGTAGCATCCATGGTAGACCAGTTCGTGTCAGAGTCCATTGCGTATATCTCTCAGGTCGGTCGAGCTCCAAGCATCGGGCGCGTTACCAAGACGATTGGTTCCACAGTATACCTGGATGCTGCGCTGTTGGACAGTTACACCGTGGCCGGAGCAACCGTGGAGCTGCGTCGCAGTGTGCTGATAACGAGTAGCGGCCATGTGGAACTGCCTCCGTCTAACTGGGTGTTCCCAAAGTCCGAAGATGTGACATTGGTGCGTTCCTCCATTCGAATGTTACTGGCTACGAAGCGCGGGGAACGCGTTATGCGACCGACGACTGGCAGCAACCTGCACCGCATTCCGTTTGAACAAAACGATGTGACATCTGGTAATGCGCTGCGGCAGGAGGTGGCGGACGTTATTCGGTTGCAGGAGCCGCGCGCCACCGTGCGCGGCGTGAAAACGAGTCGCAAGGATAATGATGTTCAGGTTTCTGCAGTGATCAGCCTGGCCGGGTCGCCGGACCAGTTTGACGTAACCTTCATGATGACGCCCACCCGATGACGCCGTCCACATTCATGCGGCTGATAGAAGCGGAGGATCATGGTGACGTAAACATTCGTACATTGTTTGAAGCAGTAAAACCTCCAGAGGGTGATGTTCGTCTCGACGCAGACGAGCCTGCACCCTCAATGTTTTGGCTGTCTCCCACAGGAGAAGTGATCCATGTAAAAGGTGGTCATGATCACAATTCCAAAGCGCAGGAAATGCTAGGAGACGGAACCTCCTATGCAGATGCAGTAGATAAACTAAAGTCTAAAGGTTACGCAAGAGGGAGGCGGGAGGGAGATACAACTTATTACGAACTAGCCAGTGGCGCACACCGTGACTTGAGTTCTTCTCAGCGCCGCACAATGGAAAATATGGCGGCAGATCACTCTCTTCGCGTTACGAGAGACAAACAACAATGGGGTGAAAAAGATTTGTTTGATTATCGTAGGCAAAAACAATGATACCGTCCACATTCATGCGGCTGATAGAAGCGGAGGAAACGTACTCTTATGACTACGTGTGCAATCACATAGTCAGGTGTGGCACAGATGGCGCTCACGACGAAGACGAGGATGATGATGACGTAAGCATTCCCGGCGTGGGCCGAGACTGTCAGTTTGTGCTGCGGTACGTCCCTGTATCGTCTCTCCGTTGCGACCTGTCAGACACGGCAGACGGTCGCATGCTGGTGCAGAAGTATAAGGGGTGGTTGGATCATGGAAATGCTCCAGCGGTCGTTCTCGGTCATGATAACGTTGTGATGGACGGACGGCATCGTGTACTAGCTGCGCGCGCTGCGGGGAAGTCACATATTAACGCTTTCGTTCCAATGAAATGAGTGTCTCACCACAATTTGCATCAACGCGCATTAGCCAACCTGGCACTCCACTGGAGCATTTTGCGCCGTGGTCTCCGCCGGTTTACGGAGTATCCGTGGAGAAGCTGTACACGGTGGTGCAGTCTGATATCGGGCGACCGGACGCCATTGCCGAGCGCGTGTGGGAGCGGTCTGACCTCTGGTGGGTAATTTTGCACTACAACGGCGTTGCAGACGCGTTTACCCTGCAACCTGGGGACCGCCTGCTCATTCCGTCATTAAGTGTGGTGGAGGATACCTTGCTCCAGATGCAAACGCGTGGCCCGTCTATCGGGTTGGACATGGACGACACAGACGTTCCGTTGTTGCCGCTGCAGGTGCCTAGCCCGGTGCAGCCGCTGACGCTCCTCCTACCTGCTCCGCTGGATGAACGCGTGCCGGTTTCCATGTCCGGCGTCCTCACGTTTACGGTACCAGCGGCGGAGGCAGCCCATTATCAGCTGCAGGTCAGCCTCGACCCGGCGTTTGATACCATTTACCTGAGCCGTACGACCATGATTTCTGCTTCCGGATGGGAGTACTTGGGCAGTGCGGTGTGGACAGCGTTCCCGTCCGGAGCCGGTGGGATTACTGCCGGGCAAACACAGGTGCGCCTCACTATTTCCGACCTCGGCCTGCCGCGCGCATACGTGCGATGGCGCGCGTGGTTGGCAGAACTCGATCAACCATGGCAAATTCTCTAACACCACTGACATTCATTGATCTGCTGGAAGCGCGCCTTACGCTTCTCCCGTGGAACGTTATGAGCGCGGACGCGAAACAATACCCGGACTGGAAGGACGCTGCAGCATGCACTGCCTGCCGCAAATGGCTGGAGCAGCGCGGTGTTCACCGTCTGCCACTCTCAATGCAGCGAGATGCGCGTAATAAGCTGGTAATCACGCGCAGTCAATCAGCAGGAGTGCGGGCCACATACTTTCGGCGATATCGTGATGGCGAGTGGGTTCCTAAAGATCATTTCGATGCGCCAAGCATAGAAGCAGCAGCGCTCCACGCATCTGAAAATGGGTACGAGTTTCTGTGTTCCGAACCGAACAGTATGCACTTATGAATGAACAGCTTCAGAACTTTGCCCGCGCCGCCGGAGCCGTCTATCATGGTGACGGCATGGGACTCCACCATTTCAAGGAACTGAGCACGAACAGCAACTTTAGCCTGCGCATTCCACCTGCCGCGTCGCGCGAGTGCATCACGTCCGACAAGATTTTGGTACGTGCACAAGAAGTGCGCCGTTCCTATGGTAAACCGGAACCAGAAGCTGTGACAGAAGCTGCAAAGAGCCTGCGTGTCCAATGTGGCAACGGGAACATGGTGAACGGGTGGTATGATAGACTAAGTCGCAACTGGATTGTACAGGTAAAGGATGACGAGGAAACACAGATTGGAGACGCGGAATACTCTGGCAGCCGTGGCAGTTTTGAAAACTCCATGCAGCGTCTGATTGATCAAAACGGTGGGCGCGTATGCGAGACAACCGGTACGGCCAGCGTTGGTGCAGGCAGCACGGTGACGGCGGAGGCTGTGCTGAAACGCGCCTGTGAAGTGCGGAAGTCTTACGGGGAACCAGAACCAGTAACTGAAGCTGCATCATCGTTTCTGCCAGTACACCTGGCTATTCGTCATTTATATCCGGAACCCAAATGGTCACAAGGCAACTGTGCCACGCTGGCGTTTGGTGTGTATCAGTATTTGCAGCAGGCGGGTAAGTCCGCCTCCGTGTGGGTTAATGCGGCTGGCGACCACGCCTTTGCAAAGTGTGGGCGAGACACTTTTGATGCTGATCCGCACTCGTTGCAGGATACTGCGCCAGCAGCTAACATTACGCAGCTTACTCCAGATGAGATACGAACACGTTACCAGATGCGCGTGAATCTGGCACTGGCTAAGCGTATTGCGCGTGACTTGCACGATGCTGTTGCTCTCGGGGAGACGACGGGTACGGCCAGCGTTGGGGCTGGCAGCACGGCACGTACGCGCAAGAGATTTGATCTCGCACGACTCCGACAGCGGCGTGACCCGGAAGGCCTGGAGGATCACGATCTGCCCATTGATTTGATTGAGAGCATCGCGGAGATTCCATCCACGGATGATGCGGACGAACCGAGTGGTTACATGCTCGATGGTAATGACTTAATCGCACTTCAACAGACGGTATCTGGAGAAGCAGCCGACTCCGAGGTACAATCCTGGCTGGAGGAATGCGGCCTGATTGCAGACGGGCAGGTCACACCACACGGTCAGAGAATCCTTGACGGAAATGCGGCGCACTGATGGCTCACATACCTGCCGTTGCCTTGCTAACCATTTGTAATCCACCCCGCAGTCCGTCAGTCATCGTGTATTTCTTTTCCCACTAATCCTTTATGAATCCATCATCCGTCGTCGTCCACAAGCGTTCAGGGTCCAGCCAGCCATTCGATCTCACCAAGCTCCGTCGCGGCATTGAGGCTGCGTTTGCTGACCGGAAGATCATCCCCAACGGAGAACTGATCAAGATTGAAGCCGACATGCTGCTAGCAATGTCGGCGTCAGACGTGACGCACGTGGATGAGCTGCGCAACCGGGTAATGGGTAGGCTGGTGGGTCTTGGCCTTGACGAGGTGGCGCGAGCTTATCAGGACGGGTCCGTTATCTCCCGCGCCCGGCGGGAGTCGCAGCGCTCGCAGGAGGCGCAGGAGGCTGGACGGTGGCAGCGCGTGCTGTCCACGGCAGGTGTGCATCCGTTCGATACCGTGAAGTGGCGCACGACTGACGCCGTCATCACCAAGCCCAACGGCTCCATTGCCTTTGAGCAACGCGGCGTGGAAGTGCCGGAGTTCTGGAGCCAGCAGACGGTCAACATCGTCGCGGACAAGTTTTTCCGCATGGTCAACGGCGTCCGCGAGAATTCAGCCCGGCAGATGTTCCTTCGGGTCGTCAACGTTCTGGTGACGTGGGCAGACGATCAGCAGTACTTCAGCACGATTGCAGATCGCGAGGTGTACCGGGATGAACTGCTCACACTCCTGCTGCTGCAGTACGGCGCATTCAATAGCCCTGTGTGGTTCAACCTTGGCGTTCCCGGCAGGCGGCAGGCGGCGTCGGCCTGCTTTATCAGCTCAGTGGAGGACAACCTCGATGCCATTCTCGATTTTCAGAAGGCAGAGGTGCGCATATTCGCAGGTGGGTCTGGTAGCGGGTTCAACGTTTCGAGCCTGCGTAGCTCGTGGGAGACAATCGAGGCCGGTGCGTACACCAGCGGTCCGCTGGCATGGATGGAGGCTGGTGACAAGTTCGCCAAGGCCATGAAGTCTGGTGGTGGTACGCGCAATGCGGCAAAGATGGTGGTGATGGACGCCGGACACCCTGATATTTTGAAGACGCGCGACGGACGTCCAGGCTTCATTCCGTGCAAGGCAGTGGAGGAGAAGCGGGCGCATCGGCTGATCGCCGCCGGAGACCCGTCTGGGTACGATGATCCGAACTCTGCTTACAAGTGGGTCAGCTTCCAGAATGCCAACCACTCGGTGCGCGCCAATGATGAGTTCATGACGTCAGTGAAGCGGGACCTGGCCTGGCCGCTGAAAGATCGGTACGGCAACTTGGTCGCCACGCATAAGGCGCGAGAGATTTGGGATGCCATCTCCGAAGCGGCATGGGTCTGTGGTGATCCAGGCATGCAGTTCGAGACCACGATCAACTCATGGCACACCACGCCGGTTACCGGTCCGATTCGCGCCAGTAATCCATGCAGCGAGTTTCTGCACTGCGACGACACGGCGTGCAATCTTGCCGCCCTCAACCTGGTCAAGTTCTTCGACTTCGGCAGTTCGGGCAAGGCCGTCTTTGATGCCGTGAAGTATCAGCACTGCGTCCGGGTGCTTACGACCGCCCAGAGTGCCATCATCGCCAAGGCTGCCTATCCGACCGCCAAGATCGAGGCCAACTCACACGCCCTTCGCCCCATCGGCCTGAACTACGGAAATCTCGGCGCACTGCTCATGCAGCTCGGGCTTGCCTATGACTCTGACGCGGGCCGCAATGTGGCTGCCCGTCTCGCCAGCTTGATGACTGCTGGGGCATATCTCACCTCGGCTCGGATCGCCGCTCGTACTGCACCGTTCCCCGAGTTTGCCAAGAACCGGGAACCCATGCTGGCTATCATGCAGAGGCATCGCGAGGCGGATGCGCTCATTAACACCGACAACGTTATGGATAACCGTGCAGACAGTGGTGAACTGTGGGATGAGACTATCCGCATGGGTGAACGCCATGGGTACAACATCTCGCAGGCCACGCTGCAGGCTCCACTCGGCACCATTTCCTTCCTCATGGGTATGGATACGACTGGAATTGAACCTGCGTATGCCCTGATTGCATACAAGACTATGGTTGGCGGCGGCGCGGAGAAGCTGGTGTGCGGCTCCGTGCGTGCAGGCCTGCGGGCGCTCGGTTATCAGAACGACGGCATCACTCGTATCTGCAACCACCTGACAGCCACCGGCACCATGGTTGACTCCGAGCTGGATATCAAGGACTTGCCCGTCTTCGATACGGCGGCGGAGTCCGGCGGTCGTTGTATCAGCCCGGACGGCCACATGTTAATGATGGCAGCCATCCAACCGCTCATCACCTGCGCGCAGAGCAAGACCGTTAACCTTCCCAATTCGGTCACGCCGAAGGAAATCGGCGACATCTACATGCGCGCATGGGAGCTCGGCATCAAGTGCATCGCCCTGTACCGTGACGGCTGCAAGGCCAGTCAGCCAATGTCCACCAAGAAGGAAGCGCCGAAATCGGTGGAGAAACTGGCGCACGGGAGCATCGAGCGTCTACGTGAGATTGGTATTGTTCCGGACGATGAATCGGCACGTCCGGTTGACCAACTGAACCTCGCGCCGATCAACAAGCGCCGCCGCCTCCCCATTGACTGCACGGCTAAGCGCCATCGCTTCGACATCTCCGGCCACAAGGGATACATCATCGTCTCAGAATACGCCGATGGTGCGCCTGGCGAGGTGTTCATGGAACTTGGCAAGGAGGGTAGCACAATGAGCGGGTTGTTGGACGGGTTCACCAAGCTGCTGTCTCTTTCCCTGCAGTATGGGACGCCGTTGGAGAAGCTTATCAGCGGCTTTGCCGGGATGAGGTTTGAACCGTGCGGCATCACAGACAATGCCGCCATCCGCAGCACATCCAGCATCTTCGACTACCTTGTCCGTTGGCTGGCGCAACACTACCTGACCGGTGAAGGACAGCCGCATCAGGCACCACCAGCACCACCCGCTGCATCTGCAGCGCGCCATGTTGACGTGGATGCTCCACCGTGTTCCTCGTGCGGCTCAATGACGCAGAGGAATGGGAGATGCTACGTGTGCATCATTTGTGGTACTTCGAGCGGGTGCAGCTAATTTACCGTAACGTTGCAGGCTACTTGTTAGCATGACACCACGCGCCTTTCTCAGGTTGGTTGAAACCGACGTAACACCATCGTTCTTCATTACCGGCAACCACCCAACACGAGAAGTTGATCCGGCGGACTGCGGTGGAGAGCCTATGTGGGTGGTTCACTTTCCGCGAGGTTTCGAGACGCTGGACGTGGCGGTGATCGGCCACGGTCTGTGCGATGCAGATGTCATTGATGCTGCCATGGAATTCCTGAATGCGGAACATCCTGAATCGCTTACGGCGGAGGAGCGAGATGCGGCATTCCCAGATGAACACGGAATCGCGGTGACGCCTCCGTTGCGCTCGAAGAAGGCGTGGGAGCCAACACCTGCGCAAACTGCTGCGAATGATGATGAAATGCGCGCCAACGGCTCCTTCCAGGAGGGCCGTCGCAAACCCGTTGCAGAGCGCAACGGAGACATTCACCGCATGAGTTTTGCAAAAAGCGAAACCGAGGCCCGCTGCTCCTGTGGATGGCACAAGAAGTACGCCAATGCCGGTCCGAACTGGCGCGGTAAGGCGCAGAGCGAACACATACCAAACCGCATTGGGCATATGGCAGAGTCGGAGTCCAGCCAGGAACTCAGCTACGAAGAAACACTGTACCGTGGCGACGAGCAGGCAGAAGTTAAGGTGGTAATTACAGCCACATACTACGGGGCCGAGGCTGGAATGCCGCAGTCGTATGCAAGTGGTGGCTCACCTCCGGACGCCGCCCGCGTTGACTTTGATAGCATCCGCGCATTCAAGGTAGACGGCTCGCACGAGAAGGTTGAGCTTGATGATGATGAGCTTGCCGCTGCTGAAGCCCGGCTTTCCACAATGGCGGAAGGCGGGTTTGTGGTTGACCTCGGAGCGGACGACCGCGACTAACGCCCGCTGGCCACGGAGTACTTCAAATGTGGGAAGGTTCGGGTAAATCGTTACTTATCACCCGGTCTTCCAATACCGGATAACTGTCTTGTCCACATTTCATTTTTCGAGCGTTGGACTGCTGATGATACTTTCCGCCGCTCCGTTTGTAGATGTGCAGTATCATGGTTAACGCCGATTCGCGAAGGCCTTGGTTTGTGCCTCCGCTTTCTCAAGCTCCGCAATATCCTTAGCAGATGCCCCGCGCCACCCGGCAAAGTTCACATTGACGCGGGTGCCAGAAATCTGGAACTCGACCCGGTTTGCACCACTTGGTTGATGTTGTGGGTTATGAAGGTAGAATCGTGTTGCCATAATTGAAGATTAGCACACGAGCGGACGTTTGTCAAGTTTATTTGCGACTGCACGGTCTGGCAGTGCTCGCAGAGTCTAGTTATTGCCACAATCAATTATTATGCCAACTAGAATCGCTCCCGGTGTTTACGTTCAGGAAAACGACTTCAGCAACTACGTGGCGGGCACGCAGACCACCCCGTGTGGTCTTGTTGGCACGGCGCGCAAGGGTCCGCTGAATGTTCCAACTATCTGCACGAGTGGGAATCAGTTTTCTAGTATCTTCGGCATGCCGACCGTGAACCACTACGCCGTGATTGCGGCATCGAACTACCTGCAGTACGGCAACTCGTTGGTCTTCGTTCGCGTCGCCCGGCAGTACGTGGAGAACTCGGCCACGCTCAGTGCAGAACTGGCAGCAGACGGCACATCCGTCACTGTAGATACTGGACACCTCTTTGCGGAGATTATTACCTCTGGTAACTACGGCTACGTTCGCATTTCACAGTCCGGCAAGCGTACCACACAAAACGTGCTGGTTACCAATGCTACAAGCACCACGCTGACACTCGCGTCCGGAGCACTCGACACGTACGATGCAGGCGTGGCCACCATTGCCCGTGCCGAAGCTGCTAACGCGGCGGCGAATGCTGAGGTGACGCTGTTGGGTCGCCGCGCAAGCGCTGTTTCCAGCCTCGTTTCCGTGCAGGCCATCGACCCCGGACAGTGGGGCAACTTCGGTACCAGTGCAGGCCTCGAGGTGGTCGTTGAAGACGGAGGACAGTTCTCCAACATCGACCCGTCCACTGGTCTGGCGTACCAAAGTTCCGGCGGCACCACCCTGCAGGGTGTTATGCCCAGTCAGCCATCGGTGGATACGAAGAAAGACCTGCGTGCGTTGACGGGCATGGTGTCAGGGGAAACGCGTGGCGTCAACCGCGATTCAATCCTGAACTCGGTTCTGTCAGTTTCCAAATCCGGCAGCAACTGCACGGCGGCGCTCGCCCTGTACGGCGGCGTCGCGCACGGATTGTCCGTGGGGGATATCTTTGACATTGTCGGCACCACCAGCGCCACCAATGATATTGAAGGTGCCGAGGTTACGGCGCTCGTGGCAGCCGGAGTTTACCAGGTTGAAACGGCCACGGTGGTTGCGGCTGGCGGTATCACTGGCAACGGCACGGTTACCATTGTCATCACTTCAGCATCGCTCACTGCGCCGATCACGCTGACCCCAACAATGACGACTGGCGTGCAGACCACTGCCACGCTGATTGCTACGGCGGTTGCGGCTGCCATCAACGGCAACGCCACGCTGGCAGCCCTGTTCACGGCGGCAGGCGTCGCAGCTACCGTTGTCCTGACTGCTGATGCCTACCGGGATCACGATAAGACGCTGAACATCAGCATTGCCAACGGGACCGCCACCGGCATTACCACGGCTGCCACCAGCGCGATGACGACCGTTGGATACGCAGCCAACTCCCGCGTGACGTACGTGAATGCAAGCGGCGCAACCGTGGCTCCGGAGACCGGTGAAGCTGCAACGGCCACGGCAGAGAACGTTGGAGGTGAACACTACGCTGTGATCTACCGTTACAATGGTACTGCATGGGTGGCCATGGGCGTCCACACCAAGCGCGTCCGAGTGTTTTATCAGGGTCGTCAGGTGGAAATCTTCGACAACCTCATCGGCTACGATGCTACTTCCCCGTACTTCTGGGAGACCGTCATCGGTACGCAGGCAGACCCAGTTAGCAAGTACATCACGGTTACTTATACTGGCAGCGGCGAACAGCCCATCAACTCCTACAACCGAACAAAGAACCCGAACAATCCGCGTTACCTGTTTGGGCAGAACACGGTGGTTAGGCTGACGGACAGCAGCGGCGCATCGACCTCGACGCTCTCCAATGCATCCGGTCAGGATGGTGAGAACCCGTCCGCGTCGGACTACATTGGCACCATCGATGGGTCCACGTACACCGGCCTCCAGCACTTCCGCAAGGTCGAGCAGTTCGAAATCAGTATCCTCGCCGTTCCGTCCGTGACTGATGCCTCCGTTATTACCGAACTCCTTGCCGTCTGTGAAAAACGGCACGACTGCCTTGGTATTGTCGATCCTCCGATGGCCCTCAGCCCGCAGGAAGTGACCGACTGGCACAACGGAGCCGGTGCCTACACCGGAAGTCACTCGGCCTTTGTCAGCAACTGTGCTGCCCTGTTCTACCCATGGGTTAAGGTGTTCGAACCGACGCTTCAGCGTCAGATGTGGATGCCGCCCACCGTGTTCATTCCCGGCATCATCGCCCGTTCGGACGGTCTCAAGGATGAATGGTGGGCTCCCGCAGGCATCGTGCGCGGCAAGGTGAACAACGCCATTGCCGTCGAGTATCAGGTCACCGAAGGTGACGTGGATGGGTTCTACGGTCCTGGCAACGGTAACGCAGTTAACCCGATCATGAACTTCGCCCGTGACGGCATTACAGTCTGGGGTCAGCGCACCATGCAGCGCACGTCCACGGCGCTGGATCGCATCAACGTTCGCCGCCTGATGTTCAGCATCGAGAAGAACGTGGCAAACGCCAGCCGTGTCCTTGCCTTCGATCAGGATGATACCATTCTGTGGGGTCAGCTCCGCTCACTCATCGAGCCATACCTGCAGCAGTTAACCGGACGCCGAGCACTGGAAGCGTATGTGGTCACATGCGACGAGACCACAAACACGCCGCAGATGCGCAATAACAATGAAGTCGGGGCACGCATTGTCGTCATCCCGGTGAAGTCAGCCGAGAAGATCTTCCTAGACTTCGTGATCGTACCATCCGGTGCATCGGTGACCGAGTTTGTGGTGGCTAACCCGACCTAGTCGAGCGTTCCTTAGTTACTGCTCGACATCTCGAGCCGTTCTTTGAATTTCTGGGCGCGTAATGGTCTCGATTGAGGAGACAACGTTGCTGCTGCATGCCGAGGATGACCCGTTGGCCTCGCTAAAACCTCAGGTCAAAACACAATAGGCACTAACGCCATTGATGACAACGCTGGAAGCGTTGCCGATGCCGATGCGATCCTCGCACGGTTCGGCTTCGTTGAAAGTGAAGTTGCCGTAGCCTAGCTACCCGTCCCTCCACAGACTCCGCTATGTGGCAGGGGCGACGACAGCGGAATAACAGTCTGGGTTCTGACAATAATCCAGTGGTGGAAGTGCGGCTGGAAACAGTCGCCCCTTGCCGGAAACGGCGAAGCATGTGATTCAGCAGCAGCAGAGACTTTTCAAGACAGGGGTTCGACTCCCCTCGCGTCCACTTTCAACGTCCCCGGCGGTTCCGGCGACCACGCCGTGCAGCCCATGTGCTGAGCGGCTTGCCAATACCGGGGGACTTCCAAACAAGCAACAAACTAAAATTCATGTTCATTCTCCAACTGAATCCAATGACGGCGAACTACGAGAGCCTCGTGGCCGTGGCGTGCGCAGAAACAGTCGATGCGCTGCGAGCCCTGGTCGAGTCCGAGCGCGTCGAACCATACACCGACGAAGACGGCTCGAATATGTGCGGCGGTCGGCTGTGCAAGAGCTTCCGTAAGGGCGGGCCGCTCGAATACCTGAACCCTCCCGACCGCGAAGCGTGCATCGTCGATGTCGGAACACCTGACGATTGGGCGCGAAATGCTCGCGAGCAATTCAATCGACAGGTGTTGTCGCTGCCTTTTGCGGGCGGCGGGGGTTCGATTCCCCTCGCGTCCACTTTCAACGTCCCCGGCGGTTCCGGGAACCACGCTGTGCAACCCAGGTGCTGAGCGGCTTGCCAACACCGAAGTAAGTGGTGGTTGCACCGACTAACGCGAGTGCGAGGATTTTAACGCTGATAATGGAGATTCCGGTCAGGATTTCGAAGTATTGGTGCATGCTTAGAGTTTGATACCGTCAACCTCGTCTACAACGGCAAGAACCTCGCCCTCCATGAACTTGCCAATGATGTCGAGGCCGTCGCCGAATTTCTGCCTGGCGAGCACGGCAACGATCTGCTTGTCGACATGGCCAGCAGTGATGCCAGCGTACCCGAACTCCACCATCTGCTTGGCCTTGGCCATGCAGTACTGGTCACGGGAAACCACCAGTTCATTGCCATCGAGTTTAATCTTGATTTGTTGCATGTGTTGACGTTAGCAGATGGAACGCTGCTTGTCAAGTTCCACTAGAAGAATTGGGAAGGCAAGAAGCTGTGCTTCACGTTTGGAGGCTAAGTATCAGCACACAACCTCACACCAATACATCATATGAGCGCCGTTTCCCACTTCGCAGGTTCTTCACTCCTCCATCAGGGCGGCAACTACGAGCCGCAACGCAAGGCCAACTTCGCCGTAGTCATCTACGGCCTGGCAGATACGGATACGCTCGTTCTCAGCCTTGCCAAGGCCACCATTCCTGATGTTCAGATTGTCGAGGGCAAGATCAAGTACTTCAATGAGACGATGAAGTATGCCGGTTCGGTGTCGCCGTTCCCGGACGGTGAGCTGTCGTTCACCGACTACATCGATCGTTCCACGCTTACCACGCTCAGCAAGTGGATGAAGCAGGTTTGGAACCCGGCCACCGGTGCCATCGGGTGGGCATCCACCTACAAGAAGACCGGCGACATCATGCTCCTGCCTCCGGGTATGCCTGCTAACACGCCAGGTGCCGTGAGCAGCACGGCGTATAATCAGCGCGTGTGGCGGCTCGGTGGCGTCTGGATCAAGGGTCTCAAGTATGACCCGCTCGACCATTCAGACGACGGCTCCACTCCGGCCATGGTGAATGTGACGCTCTGCGTGGATCGCTGCATTCCGGCCTTCATGGAGTAATGGTCGACTGGGACTCCAACGCTGACGGCTCGTCCTCACATCCGGACTGTCCGCTTTGCGGCAGGCAAACCGAGTTGCGGACAGTTCGTCATGTAGAGAAGCACGTCTGCCACCGTTGTCGCAAGATGTGGTCTGTTACAATGGACAATAGTACCAAGCACGGTCTGAAGAAGCTTCGCGAAGACCAAGTTCCAGCTCCGTCAGAGAACATTGGCACCCGCATCCAGCTGGCCATGCAAGCAGCAGGCCTTTGTGAAATTGACTCCGGGGAGGGCAAGGACCGGTTCTGGGCTACCGGTGAACGGAAGCGAGCCAAGCATGTCACCTCTGCTGTGGTCCGCCGGGCCATCAAGAATCTCTTCGCACATTCGTCCATCAAGCCAGTGGCTATTCAGGTTACCCGGCGCAACAATACTATTCACGTCATCGTCATGAAACCAACCATACAGGCCGAGGCCGCGCACATTACCAGCAACATCCTTAACCTGCTGGAGGGTCGCGGGCTGCACCGGGACGCTGCCTTCACGGCACTGGCGACGAGAATCACGCATGCTCGCAAGATGGCTCGTGGTGGGTTTGGAGATGATGCACCCCTGGTTGCGGCACAGATTGAACTGCGCCAATACCTGTCCGGGAAGCAAATTGACATTCACTCGGACCCTGAGGTCATCGAACTGCTGGAGAACTCCCGCAGCAAGCACATTATTAGCACGTATGGCGGTTGGCGGCGTCTAGCGATGCATAACGGTGCAACACGGTTTGAAGGAGACAAGGATATTGCCAACGCTTTCAATGCTAAAGGTCGAGCCGTTGGCGAGTGGGGTGGAGACGTCGGGTGGGTAACCATGATCTCCAAGTCCGTCGCGGACTGGCTGAGGTCCCCAAAGATTGGCGAGGGGCGCAGTGATGCTCCGTTCAGGGTTGGAGACCGTGTTGTGCGGGACGGTGGGGATGAGGGCACGGTCAAGCGCATGATCAAGAATGGTGACGAAGCCATGGACTGGATTTGCGAGGTGCGCTTCGACAACGGCAGCTACGACACGGTTGGGCAGCATTACCTCACCAAGGCCGAACCAGCTGACCAAACCAGACTATGTGGTACGCACGGGTGGCAAGGCAACAGGGCGTGGCACCACGACTTCACCACCAACCGCAAGGTGTGGTCACCAAAGCTTGGGGAGGGTGATGGTCGCCAAGGATTTGATGTTCCCTACGACCATGGTTCCGAGGAGGTCGACTTCCAGTGTTTCAAGTGCAAGAAGCCGTTTCACGCACCGTGGAACTGGGACCCGGCGCAGTATCCATCATGCCCGCACTGCCGGTCTGGGGACGTTGGCGAGGTGCACCCGGTCGCAAGCGTCGGTCCGGAACAACGCCACCGCCGCCCGGTAGCTGAAGGAGGCGACCTGCATGAGGGTCGCTTCAGTTACAATGTTGGCGACGTGGTCAAAGGGCCGTTCGGCAATGCCGAGATTCTTCGCATTGACCCGCCGACCATGAAGAACTTCAACGGTGCGATTCATTGCAGGCAGCTCGACGAGTTCAACGAGGAAATCAAGCCTGGGTTCGAGTTCGAGTCCAACACATTTCAGTTTCACGGCCATGCAGACACGGGTCACGCAAAGCGGCTCTCGCAGCACACGGGCGGGACATGGCCAGCCAATGAGTCCCTTGCCGACCGCATCCTTAAGGGCAGCCTCCGGGAATGTGAGGAGTTGATTGACGAATTGGAAGCGCGCGGATGCGGCGAATACCGTGATGCCGGGCTCGGCGTACTGCAGAAGGTGCAGGGCGACGGTGCGCAGCGCATCACGTACGACCCGAAGACCGGGCAGTTCACCAGCAACATCTGGGGTCGAGAGGCTGATGTGTGGATGGACGAGTCTGAAGACAAGATGCTGCTTGCAGATCTGCTGAAGCAGACAGGGCACTACAGTCAGCCGTATCCGGGCGGCGGAATACAGGTGTTCCATCAACCTGGCACAACCGGCGGCGACCGCCGATACTGGCACTTGAAGGATGCGCATGTCGTCGGCACGTTATCCGGTCCGTCCATTCATGTGATGCCGCACCCTCTTCGTGAGAACTGCGTCCGTACGCCGATCACGGCCACCACATCGAATCTTGGACGTTATATTGCATCTTGCTGCATTGCCAAGGTGAAAAAGCTCAAACCCGGCAAGAAGTCAACGGTCAAGGGGATCGATGATTGCAAGCTGAAGGTGACGAATCTGCAGAAAAAGGGCGCAACGGGCGCTGCGACCTACCGGGTCGAGCCAGTATAACACCAAACACCAAACACACCATGAGACCATACAACTTCATCAGCATAACGGAGGGCGATGACTTCAACCCGAGACCCGGAGAATCCGTTCGTGTAACCTCGACTGGCAGCGTGTCCGATGAGTCATGGTGGCGTGTGGATGGCACACTGAGTCGCGCACGTGTTGCTGGCACGGTAACGCTGCATCATGGCGGTGGTATGGAGTATGCGTCGGATGACGGCTCTGTTCTGGATCAAGAGGCATACGACACACTGGTCGATATCATGGGTGATGCTGACCCGTCATGGCACGGGCAGGAGGAATAGCCAATGCCGATCTACGGCGCACCAGGTGAAGAAACAAACAGTGGCCTGTACTCGCAGGCTGAGTACGATTACTCGTTGATCATGGCTTTCTTCAACGACCTGAACCGCGTCCTGTCTCCGCAGGGTCGCAACGGAGGAGATACTGACCCGATGCACAGCGCCGCCTTGATCGGGCGAAACTCCTTGGATATCCGCTTCATGCCCAAGTTTTGCACCGTACCGGCTGTGACGGCGCTGTTTGCCGAGCTGGAGAATGAGGCTGGTGATCAAGCCGAGATCGAGCTGCCGTTCCCGGCAGGTGAACCAGAAACGGTCACGACCCGCACGGCAGCATGGCTGGCTGAGTTTCATGCTGCTGTGACGACACAGCTGGCAGCACTACGCATGCCGATTCGACTGGCCGTTATTCGACCAACTGTTCACACCATCGCACCGGTAGGTCTGGTGCCGTCAGAGTGGGTTGCAGCCTAGTTATCACCATGATCGTCACTCAATCCTTCAGCAAGCACCTTCCCGTTGCGGACGGTACCATCTTCGACATGATCGGCGCACCGCCCGCAGGACTGCAGGTGACGCTAGCCAACATGGACGATTCGGCCACCATGGTGTACAAATTCCAGTCTTCAGATGACGGTGTTACATGGACGGACATTGCACTCCCCATTGATAATGATGGCGGCACGGCTGCCGTGTTCAGCATCGTGGCCGGTGGTACGCCGCACGCCCTGCGCATCGCCCCGGCCCACCCCCGCGTCCGCATGGTGGCGCGCGGCGACCTCAACGCCGAAATCGGGCTTATGTGGTGCAAGGTCACAGACTTTGACGTTCCTCCTTCCGTAAACCTCATCTTCTAGTCGAACCTTATGAAACTGAAACCGAACACCATGAAACCGAACACCATGAAACCGAACACGCTGGCCGAACGGTTGTTGCAATCGTGCGGTCGTCGAGTCACCGAAACCAAACGTGGTCGCAATCCCGGTGTTCCGGCAGACATGGATGTTTGCACGTTCAATGCAGATACAGATTGCTTTGAAGACGGCAACGGAACCGCCGACATTATGGGGTTTATGCTGCGCACGAAGCAGGGTGATCCAATTATCGATGAAGAAGATGAAGGTGAATATGGGTATGGCATTTACGAGCAGCTGGCCGTCGCACAGGCAAAACTGCCTGCTCATCCGGGCGCAGATATCGTCGCCATTGACGATATCAGGAAGTGGTAGTGAGTTTCATGAACCCATTTCAATTCATCTCCCTCATTGATCCGGATGCCACACGCGTGGAGGAGGCGTTCATGTACGCCGTCATCTCCGCTCCGGACTTTGAAACGCTGCTGGAGCAGTATCCGGAGCGTGCCGTGGAGGCCCGTCGTCTGTATGAAAGCGTTCAGGCGGCTCAACGTAGCGTCTCCCGCCTGCAGGCCAGCGTTCGCCGCCAGTGCCCGCCAGAGCTGCACCGGTTTCTGACTGAGGCTGCCGTCATCTCCGACCGCGCCCGCAAGAACTGCACCCCGCAGCTCATTGAATGCATAGTACTTGCCGGAGTCGAAGCTACCCGGTTGACCGAGTCCATGCAGATTAGTGCTTACGACGACCGGATGGCCCGTGCAGCATGTGCCAGGTTGCATGAAGAGCTGGCCGTGGATGCTGAAGACCAGTTGAAGATGATTGGCAAGGCCAAGGGTGGAGCCACTCATGGCGGTGATACGCTCGGAGCCGAGCTGGCCAAGGAGCATGACACTTTTGTTCGGGCACTCGAGAAGGAGTTCAAGTTTAAGGCTCACCACTGGGAACCGGTGCGCGAAGGCGTGATGGTTTTCCTCGATCAGGAAGCCGTGGACGCCTTGACGCGTGGCCTAACCTACAATGCCGTCTTGCAGCGCATCACCGGGGAGCTCGGGTACCTGATGGTTCAGCGCGGAGGAGCTCCGGATGACCTCGGCGGATTCGGTGAGTCACTTAGCAAGTGGATGTTCATCAAGTGTCCGCATGAGCTGGAGGACACCAACGACGCCAAGGCCTCTGCCAAGATTGGCAAGGATCGGGAGAAGGCGGCACAGAAGCTCCTCAAGGAAATCGAAAAACTTACTGACTAATGGCTGACAACGTTCACATTCGAAAGGGTAACGGGTTCTTTTACGCGGTACCAACACAGCAGACTCACAAAACTGTGGCTCGTGCAGGTTCGCACGCCACACTCCGCCGCAAGTTGATTCAGGCTGGACATGTTATCATTCCAGAGCCAGAGCCAGACACGATGGCAGAGGCCATGACGCCCACCACATTTACTACGTTAACTGAAACCGGTATCTGGCCCGACAGCCCGACCGGCACCACGCTGCGGTCCGACCTGTACCAAAAAGCATGGACGCTGGCAAAGGCACAACCGGACTTCAATGCCTTCTGCACCATGATGGCATCACAGCTTGACGTGCGCTATCACAACCTCGACTCGGAAATTCAGCGCCAGTTGCGTGATATGTTTCAAGACGCCCGACGCCAATGAACCCACGCCGATTCACATCGCTAACCGAAGCGGACCAATCTGTGCGGTTTGACTGCGACGCTCGCGCTGAGGTGTGGGTGACCATGGGAGACTTGGAAGATGACGGAGCTATTCAGAAGCTAAAGGCGTCTGCCTTGCCCGTAGAGGCCAAGATTATCGTTGCCAAGCGCCGTGCACTGGAAATGGCTCGACACGAGCTGGAGAATGTGCATGGAGTGACCATTACGGCAGACCTGAGCTTGTCCAACATTAACGTGGATCGGGTCGACTGGGTGGCGCTGGTCAGCCCATACGAGGACTAACGAACGCTTCGGTTGCGCGCCCGTTGACATCGCTGACAGATCTGTCCCTTCTTTTTCACATCTGCGCCACATGGAGCACACTTCCAGACAGTGATCTTATCTGGTACAACCACCGGGCACCGATCCATTACAACCCACTCGAACCGCGTCATGCTTGAGGTTGCAGTACGACACGAAGTAACCGTAACCACGTTCGAGCAGCCATCAGTATGCGACGTAATCGTGTGTGGCGTAATCGTGACCATTGCTTAGGCCGCTTGCCGAGGCGCGAAGAACGCCTTGGCACTGAATGCAGGGACCAGATTGTTCTCCAGCAACCATGCGAGGTTCATGCTGGCATCACGCGGGGAGATACGCTTGCAATTCCAGAACATCCTGGCGTCGAGCTGCACCCACCCTGCCCCCTCACAGCGCCAGAACGAATTCTCATCACCCTGCCGGATGTGAACCATATCCCCGACGCTTGTGGAGCGCGTGCGGATGTTCTTCTGATCGCGCAGCCAGCAGTTCGGGCCGTCATGGTGGTTGGTCTGGCAGAATATCACCTCGAGAGCATCGGCAATTGACAGACCATGCAGCGTTGCCACGTCGCGCTGCGGGTTATCAGCGGTGTGGTCGGGCTTGGTGATCATCCATAGGGCCGGGAACTGATACTCACCAACCACGCCTGCCGGACGCTCCGGGTCGTGTGGGTGAATAACGGTTACGGTAATGTCGATGTTGCTGAGGATGGTTTCAGGTGTCATGCCCAAACGTTAGCAGCTCAGCCGCCGCCTGTCAAGTTTGATAGAAGTCGACGTCCGGGACGTGCAGGTGGTGCAGAACCCACGGGTTGATGTTGAGCCACTCGCCGTTGTTGTCAGCAACGAACCGGAGCAGGCTGATGGAGGGCAAGGTCATTATGGTAAACTGCCCGGTGTAGCCACGATAGAGCATGTCACGCATGTTCATTCCACCCTGCCGTATCCAGTGTGCTGCGACACATCCGCGAACCTCCCTGCCCACTTCCAGCAGCTTGCGAATGTTGTGAATAGCTCTGCAGCGCTTTTTCCAGTAGCGCTTTTGCTCGGGCGTGTCGGGTGCGGGGTCGGTGGTATGCATAGGCTGCCACACTAGCAGAATGCGCGCTATCTGTCAAGTGTTACAACCACTTGACCATGTGAGCGCTATATCGACCATCTGGCATACCTTCGCTTTCCATCTCAAATCCAAGATGCGTCAGCAGTTTTGCTGCCACCGGATTAATCACCCAGTTGCGACAGCGTACCGGCAGGTCACCACCGCCTTCCGCCTTGGCTTCCTTAAGCATCGCCTGTATCAATTGCAGTCCGAGCAACCCGCCTTGATATTGTGGCAGAATAGCAATGTCGAAGGTGTAATCCAGAAACGGTTCATCGGGTTCGCCGTTGTCCGGGTCACCGTGGCCGTTGGAGAAGGTGGAATATACGGCTCCAACCACCTTCTCGCCAAACCGTGCCTTCTGGTCTGCAACCAGTGCAACAAAGCTCAGCTTGCGGTTCCACATCACCCGCAGTCCGCAGGCCTTGAAGACTTCCTCGGCCTGCGCGTACACATCGCTATCATCCAACCCCATGGAGTTCTCCGCATCTTCATCATCGGAGTAATGCTCGTCATCTCCGGTGAACCGCTGAATGCGGATGCCTGCGTCCTCGCAGAGTGCAATAAAGGCAGCTGGCTTCATAGATTCCTCGGTCCGCTCGTCATACCAGATAACGTCTGCCGGAATGGTGCTCATCTTGAGAAACCATGCCGTGCCTCTAGCCCTGTGCTGCCCCTCTATGAGCCAGAATTCCTTCATGTCATACGTGCCAACCACCACGCATTCAAACCACCCTTCATCCTGCTTGATGGTGCGCGCCAGCTGTTCGATATATCGTGCTTCCCCCTCGTATCTGTCTCCTGCCGGACTACGCTGAATGTCAAGCGCCCGTAACGGTAGGAACTGCTTCCGCTTGATTGTAAAGTTTGCTGTCTCATTGGCCTGTGCGATCTGCACCAGCTCCTCATGTGGCGTTGAACGGATGGTACATGATGCCCACGTCCACTTTGGCTTGCGGCTGTACGCGAGGCTCGGTCTGCCGACCTTCCAGCAGGTTTTGAGCTTGTAAACTGGCATAGCAGCGGCGAAGGCGGCGTTCTTTTCCGACCCTTGCACTCCAAACAGGGAACCATGATCGTGATCCGACTGCTCCAGCCGCCGGAAGATAAAGTCACGAGCCTCCTGCTCCGTTGTAAACTGGCGACGGGAGAGGTACTTCGACCAGTGGGCGATGTCTTTCTGGCTTAGCGTCACGGCTCGTTCTCCGGCGAGGTGATTGGTGTGACATCTGGGTCAATTTCGGCGACCTCCAGATCCTTGCCGTCCTCATCCTTTGGTTCCTCCTTTGGTACCATCGGTTTGGGTTCCGGCTTCGGTTTAGGCTTTGGACGGGTTGGACTGCGTGGTTCACTCGCCATGGTGGTCAGCAGCTTGTTATAGTCCACGGACCGCGCTGTGAGGTACAAGCTCACTGCTGCAAGGTGTTTGCATACTCCAATGTGACCCTCCGGGTTCGTATGGTTTGGAGCCGAGTTTATGGCCTCGCCGCCAATTCCCGTTGGTGTATGGCTGGCCCCGGCCCGCGCCAGTATGTAGTGCCAGTGAAATTTGAAGTCTCTGCAAGTACAAAAACAGTGACACTTGTTGCCGAATTGATACCTCGCCCGCTTGTCTGGTAAGAAGCGAACATACCCACGTGCCCGTTGACCGGTGGTGCTGCTATCCGGACGGGACTTAAAGCTGAAGTAAACAACGGCGCTGCCGTCCTCCGCCTTGGTAACGGACGGTGGCTTGGTGATAACGAACCGGCTGTTTTCAACGCGTCCCGGCACTGTTGGATCAATGACCCATATACCCTGTCGCAGCCGCATGGCTCCACCCTGCCGATACCACCCATTCTGTTGTGCAGCCTGCAGGAGTTGCTTGAAGCTCATCTCCATGAGCAGCTGTGGAGACTCAACCAGCAGCTGTGCAGTTTTATGATCCTCTTCCAGATCAACCTGTGCGGCCTCGGCCTGTGCACGACGATTTCTGGCACGGCGGCGCTGCGCGGCGGTTCCGTAATATAGGACAGCAATGGATGTTCCGCTCGTGACGTTGGCTGGCATCGCAAACAATTAGTTATTTATATGAATCCGCCGTACCAGCTCACCGACACTGCGTTTCTCCGTAGCGCCTCATTTGCGGCCACTCGATGGCAGATTAGCGGAGTAAACGGTGGCCTGGTTGGAGCAAAGGTGCAGGTTTTGGTGACGAACACAGGTGGGGTCACCACATCCTTCAAGTTCCAGACCGCGCCGCAGCCGCTGGACTCAGCAGTAACCGAGGCTCCGGCGCTGGACAATTTGCTGGAGTTAGCCATCCCCAGCTCCGGCGCGGACCCAAGTGCAGTGGTGTCCACGGAAACGTTGGGTGGGTTCAATAGCACGTTCACCACAATCACCACCTTCTTGAACACGGTTGCTAATACAGCAGGCGATATTACCATGACGCCTGGAGCCCGGATGCTGATCAGTTTCAAAGCCGGAGCATTCGTGCAACTGGTACCAGTATCACCAACCAGCGTTCCAACCAGCGTGGGTCCGGGTATCCTCCGGTTGGAAGCATCCTGTAACCTGCCAATTGCCTGTGTTAGCCACGACCACCAACGGACGGCCATCTCACTTCGCTAATGAACCCATCACGCTTTCTCAGCATGATTGAAGATGCCCCCGCCCGTGCCCACGCATGGAACGACATGCCGGAGTATGCGCGCCGGGAGGCAGTGCAGCACAACCCCGAATTCCTGAAATACGTGCACCTGTCGTGGGAACGCCTGCCGCCGGTTATCAAGTCAGGGCTTTCTCACCTCGGCGAATCCGAATCGTGGCAGGAGTACTCGGTTTGTGCAACCCCGGATCGCGGTAATGACGGGTTCTGGCATGTGGCCGCAACCGGCAAAGTATCTGCACGACAAACTTTCTTACAAAGCCCGGATGGGCGCGGCGCAAAAATTCACTCTGTGCAGCGGGTTGAGGCTGACGATGTCCACCTCTGCACAAAGGTTGGTGACGTTGTATTTGGTAGCACTGCACTATGACACCACGACGCTTCATTCACCTGATCGAATCCGGATCGGCAGTCCAGCAGTATGGACAGATTTGGTTACAGGCACGTGCCTTCTTTAGTGAGCAGCAGGACGCGCTAGCCAGCCTCCCGGAAGAATCCGAGGATCGTTCCCGCGTGGAAGCAGCTCTCGGTGTCATTGGTCAATACAAGCTGGATGATAACTCCACGGACCAGCGTGCCCGTGACACGGCGCTGCTGCTGGCGGATCGTCTTGAAGGCATGGTGGATCGCCCGGTTGCCACCGGATATGAGGATGACTCCTCGTACGAGAGAGTTCACGCATTCATTCACCAGCTGGCTAATGACCTGCGAGAATTTCATGGTAGTACGCGGTCCAGTGATGTCGGGGCGGAGCCTGAAGGTACTGGAGAAGCGGAAGATGAAACGCCAGGTGGTGAACGCCGCCCGCATCTGAACAAAACCAAGGAGAAGCCAACGGACGGTCCGCGTGATCGGGATGCCACCATTAAGCAGGAAGTACCATAAACATGAAGAAGAATACCATAAACATGAAGAAGAATATCACACTCGCAGACCGGTTGCTGACCGAAGCAGACACTGATGCCAGGATACGAACGCACCGAGGACGTCTGTTTGCACAGCAGTCAGCAAATGACGCTGCTAACATCATACAGCATTTGCTGGCTGCACTGCAGGCACAGGACCTAGATCAGGCGATCAAGCTGGCTGACCAGGTTGCGGGAAAGTTGCGCCAGGCGCAGCGTACTGCACGCGCCGACGCCTCAGGGCCAGATGACCCGGAGTCCATTACGGGCAGGCTGAAGGTTGCTGCCATGTCTTACCTACAGCGTCAGCAGTGGCATGCGGGCGACCGTCGAGAGTTTCGGCGACCATCGCATCGCGATTTGCTGGAATTGCGCGCGGCAAAGGACGTTCGTGCATGGGGTGACGCCATCTATGGCTTGGCGCAGCAGGTCGGTGAACGTAAAGGGTGGGGTGATGAAGGGGTTGGTGACTTGCACTCAGAGATGATGACCGCCATTGCGGCTGAGGCTGGTATTGACTGGGACACGGTAGATAACCAATTGTGATGACACCAACGTTCTTTGCAGTACTGACCGAAACCGCAGATATGACGTTACCATTTCCAACACTGGATAAGGCCAAGGAGGTGTACTCCGCCCTGTTGCGTGCAGCTAAGGCTGGACAGATGTCCGGATGGCCGGAACTGCAGGAAAACCCACCCGCCGTCATTGTTAAGTACTCCGGCACATCCGCGAAGCCGTCTCCGGCCCAAGCCTACATTCAGAAGCTACCAACTCGATAACATGAACCAGCACCTTTCCGATTTAAAGCTCATCACCACGCTCCACGGGCGGTTTACCGAGGGACGCCTGCTTGCCCTTGGCATCGCCAAGACAGCTATCCGCACAGCCGTTACGTCCCGGCTTTTGGGTGAGGCATCTGGGGTGCTTACCACCATTCCAGCGTTTCGTCGAACTGAACGCCTGCGAACTGCCGGTTTGACTGAGGCAGTGGACCAGGCGGCTATGGACAAGGCCAATTACGTTCGTCGCATTGTGGACGGCAAGCCTGTCCTCCTGCGCGTCGTCAACCGTCAGAATGGTAAGCTAATGGTGCCTGATCCGGCCAACCCGAACCGCAACATGGAGGTTGACCCAAATGATGTGGCCCCCGTGTCCGATGATGATGCCAAGAAGGAGCAGGACGCCGAGAAGGCTGACAAACCAGCACCAGGGCAGGCTCCCGTAACGGAGGCGGTACGCTTCAAAAACGGTGACCGCGTTACCATCGAGGGAGAGAACGGAGTATTTGTGCTTTCCCAGTGGGATGATACACGTCAGCGCGGATGGGCCGGTGAGGAGTCTGGACCCGGAGATGCTGGGTGGTACGTTGGCGCTTACCAACTTCAGCACGCAGGTCCAAGGCAGGCTCCGGTGACTGAGGCTCATGGCGTCGCCACGCTGGACCAGTACAAGGCTGCCTTGTCCGGTCACGTACGCGATCATAAGGATCGACTTGAATTTTGGACGAATTGGCTGTCCGATATTGCCGATGCTCAAAATGTGGGTCAGCTTAACATTATTGCGCAAAAGTGCGGCGTGGATCACGAGTTTCGCGATGCCAAGCGCCGCCTGAATAGGCAACTCTGCACGGAAGGCGGAGTGCCGATGTGGTCTGCCCGTAATGAACACCCGGAGCATGCGTACTCCGAGTGGCAGACGGAGCACCACAGCAGTCATGGGCGTTGCCCGAAGTACCACGACTGGGTGGAGGGAAAGCTGGAGGGTGCGCAACATCGCCCTAACTGCCAGTTCTTTGCCGGTGCCGCTTGCTCATGCGGCGGCCAACAGCCGGTGCGTGAAGCCATCCACCCGGACAATCAGTTCGCCGTTGACGATCAAGTATGCACACCAGATGGATCACCCGGCGTAATTGTGAGTGTTGGACCCGCCACGGCAATGGTGCAGTTTCCTAATGGTCCAGCAAAGGAAATCAAGCTAACCAAGTTGCAACTGAACCAGCCACCGCGCCGTCCGGTGCGAGAATCCGAGGAAACCTTCAATGAGGAGGACTGGATCAAGGTGGTCGGGCGCGTCAGCGGACAAGGCAAACGTGGTAAAGTAACTGGTGTTGCACCAAGCGGTCATTTTTCTGTTGTGAAGTTTGACGACGGCACGAGCGCCTCTTATCACAACTCGGACCTGGAACATTCGGATGAACCAGATGAGGATGAAGACGATAACCTTTTCGCAGAGTCTGCATCAAAGTCCCTTGCCGACCGCATTCTCTCTGAAGCCGAAACACCTCGCAGCCTCGCCCATCGCATTGAACGCCTTGGTGATCAGTTCAGCAGAAAGCCGCACCGGTGGGGGGACATCAAGAAGGTTCGCATTCCTCGTCATGAGCTATCTGATCTGCAAACAATTCCGGCGTCAGAGTTGTTTGCAAATGATGGCGGAGACGAGGCACCTCCGGGAGCACACTTCTCCTCCCCGCCGGATCGCTACTTCGTACTGGAACGCAAGGGGCAGTTGTACCTTGTGGACACAAGCGGCCACGACTATGCCCGTTATATCGTCGAGTTGAGCAGCACTGGTGCAGACCCTAACGCCGGACGCTAATGCCCGCCACACTACCACTCCCTTTTGTTCCTTCATTTATTGGCTCAAGCCGCCAGTACATGCATCGGATGTCCGCTTTTGTAGAAGCCGTCCCCGACATCTTCAACCGTGTCAAAGTGCTTGGTCTTGAGAGGTCGTACACTGGACTGCGCGATTTGCGTTTTATCGAGAAGCTGGAGCGTGGTAGCAGCTGCCCAGTCTGGTTGGACAAGGCGCACGACATCTTGAATGTGTACCCAATGGCCTTCCAGGCCGGAGCACGCCTTGATCTGCAGCTGTACGCGGCCCTCGGTACGCGGTACTGGTTCCAGGCCGTCCCGTCTGGTCGGCAGGGTGCATGGGTGAACAAGCTCATTTACCCGGATCGCGCAGTCATCGAGCGGCTGGCTGCCATGCTCAAGCTCGGCACCGACTACCACAAGGCGCTGGAGAGCTTCCACCTTGCTAGCGAGCGCCTGCAGGTGATTCATGTGCTGAACGCGTTAATCGCCAACCATGTCTCATCCAACACGGCGAAGACCGTCAACCTCGACGAATACCCGCCGACGCGTGAGTTCTGTGGTGCCCGCCGTCCGTACTCGCTCAAACCGCTACTGAGCGTGTACACTGGCCCCGGCCTCGCGCATTACGAGACGGCGTTCGCACAATACTGCTCGCACAATGGTAAGATTCCAGCCAGCGAACCGTCGACCGAGTCAGCACTGGCCGCTTTGTTCGACTTCGTCACATTCGGCAAGTAGTATTCTTATGCAACTAATGACACCTGCAGCATTCCACGCACTCATTGAGGCAGTAGCCAGCAAGCAAGTTATGCTTGATCACGATCAGGAACATCGTGACAGCACCAGTCAGGTGTACAGAGACGCTGTGGCAGCAACGGAGGCTGGCATTCCGAGTTACCTGCAAATGCACGGAGAATTTAAGAACCCGTCTGGCGCGCAGTGTTACTACGGGGACACGCCGATCCGGTTGTGCAACATTGCGCGATGGGCAACAAATAACCGGTTTGGTGTGATGGCGGATGGACGTGTTATTGTCGTACATCCACCAGGGTTAAGCTCTGTGCCATTTACCGGCCCAACAGTGTGGGGGTGGGACATTGAGAAGTTGGTTGATGAGGCCAAGGCCAAAGCGTTTGACCCAGACCAATGGCTTAGCGCACAAGAAGCAGAGGCGAGTGCTGCTTCAAGTGAGCGATCTAAAAAGGCTGCGAAGTTAAAGCAGCATGGGCCGTCAATAAATAAGTCGCCGCATTGGTTCAACAAAACGTTGCTTACAACATCTGCTCCGTTAGACGGCGAGGATGATGCCGAGTACTACGATAAGGTTTCTCCGTTCTTCATGATTGTCAATGACCACGGCGAGGTACCTCCTGAAGTCGACAATGATGAGGACAATATGTTCCAAACTGCCAAAGCTGCGGTCGAATACGCTATGGCGCACGTACCATCTGCTGATGAGGTGATTCGAGTTGTTCGCATGCGCACTGACTAAGTTATATGACACCCAAAGCATTTCACGCACTCATTGAGAACCCGGATGACCTGCTCGAGTTGATCGAGTTGGCCAAGGGTGTGCAGGAGCGCAATGATCCAGCGGAAATTGCGTCATTTCTTGAGCACAACCGCGCCGGGTCGATACAGGAGTATATCGCCATGTTGGATCAAAGGCGGACCGCCGCCCAGCGATCGGTAGCGCTGGATCGGGCGGCACTCGGTGGCGATACCTACTAGCCCTTATGCACCAGATCGCCCGCCCGCTGATTGACCCACGGCACCAGCTTATTCGGTTCGTGCAGGGTCGTCCGCAGCTGCGCCTTCCGAACCCCGGCCCGCGCGTGGCCGCTGACACCATTGATGTTCCGGAGATGCATGTGTTGCTGGAGCGTATCGGAGCCGGAACGGCAGCCATCCGCATCGTTTACCCAGACAAGCAGTCCGAGCGTCTTACCTGCGACCGTAACATCCAGCTTGAACTAACGCGTCGTGGCCTGCCTCCGGAGAAAATCGAACGTGCTCTCGATTACACTTGGAACTTTGACCGGGTGCTGGTCGCATGCGACCGAGAACCAGCTCCGTTAGCCCTCCGAGTGGACTCAATCTGACGGGGTTGAATTAAGAGTCGGATTGAGATCGGATTGAAATCGGATTGAGATCGGATTGCGGTTGGTAACGAGGTACGATTGAAGACAAGCCGTTAGGTTCAACTTGTATCTTTGGGAAGGTGCAATCATGAGAGCCGTAATTCTCCTGTATGCCTTCTCTGCCTTTTCGCCCTCTTTTTGAGACCATGGAGTTCCGTCCGGTCGGAAAGCCCGTGTTGGTGGAGGATGCGTCCACGCCCGGACGTCAGGTGACCCGGCAGAGCGGCACATTCCAGAACTTCTTGAAGCAGAACGCTAACAAGCGCACCTATCCCAAGGGAATCTGGGAAGGTCTGTTCAAGGACGGCAGCGACTTCATGAACCGGATTAAGAACCGGGCGATGATCGGTCTTCTGGAGCATCCGGAAGACGGCGTAACGCGATTGGATCGCATTCCGAGCCACCTCATTGTCGAGGTTCATTTCGCAACCCCGCAGGAGATCAATGAAACTCGCAACGATAAGCACCCAATTGATGAGGGTGACATTGTTGGTACGCTCGAAGTTCTCGGCACCTCTACTGGCAAGGAACTGCTGGCACTGATCGAGGCCGGTGTGCTTTTCGGCGTTTCCAGCCGTGGCGGCGGATCGCTCCGCGAGGATGGTGATGGTTACATCGTCGAAAACGATTTTGAATGCGAGACCTGGGACGTTGTGGCGGTCCCGTCCGTGACCCGTGCCACGCCGCATGTGACCACCCGCACCACCGAGGCGGCTCCCGCGTCGGCCAAGCCGGTTGTGGTGGAGGCCTCGCCCCATCAGCCGCTACCCGCACCGGCAGTCGTACCTGTACCGGCCCCCGCCGCAGCACCAGTTTCCGCTTCTCCGACTCCAAAACTCACTGAATCCACAAAACCATCCATGAAGACCATCCGCGATCTCCAAATCGAACTCACGCAACTCCGGGCGACTCCCCTCAAGGGGCTGAAGCCCACTGACCGCGCCAACATCATCGAGGCCGTCCTCCAGATGCAGGTGAACCTCGGCAAAATCCTCGTTGAGGACGCCTCACAGAAGCCCCTGGCGGACCGCCTCGGCAAGCACCTCAATGAATTCATGGACGATCTCGACGAGCCCGAAACGGTCGACGCGACTCCGGCAGCTCCTGCGGCTGGTGAAGGCGATGAAGAGGGTGGCGAAGGAAATGAAACGATTCAGGCGGCTGCCGACAAGCTCCGCGAACTCGCTCCGGAAGATGAGGCAGTCACCGAGCTGGCCGACGAGCTCGAAGCCCTCTCCGACGAGTGCGCCCCGGTGGACGATGACTCCGCCCCGGTCGAAGGTGAACCGGTCTCCGAGACCATCAAGCGCCTTCGCAAGAAGCTCGCCACTGAGTCCGCGAAGCGTACCCGCGTCGAGTCCACTCTCAGCAAGCTCAGCAAGGCCTCCGCGAAGCTCGTCGAGCGCCACAATGCGGTGCTCGCCCGCGTCAAGACCCTCGAGGAATCGGGTGGCAAGGACGGCGAGGCCATGAAGGCAGCTCGCGAACTCGCCACGCGTTACAACCGCGACATGATCGAATTCGCCAGCCTGCAGCTGCAGCGCACTCGCCCGGCACTGGCCGAAGCCAACGCCCCGGCCCTCAATGCCTGCAAGACGTGGAATGCGTACAGCGCGCTGGTCGAGCGCCTCATCAAGGCCGAGCCCAAGAAGGTCCGCAAGGTCCGCAAACCTTTCACTGAGGCGGCTCCGGCTCCCGGCACCAAGCCGAAGTATGAGTCGCGGTTCATTCGCGCGGCTGTCAAGCCCGCGCTGACCGAAGCCGTGGCCAACCATCCGTCACTCCGCATGGCTACCCGCCACCGCCCGGTCGCGGCCTAATCCACGAATCAGTCACACGAATCACCACAGAAACAACTCACTCACACAAACCACCACGATGAAAATCAACTCGCAACAGCTCGCCGAGACCTACATCCGGGGCCACCGCCTCGCTGAAGCAGGAATGGGCATCACCTCCAAACAATCTCTTACCGAAGCCAAGGGCTGGAAGGAGATGGTGGAGTCAATCCGGGACCCGCAGAAGCGCGCCTTCACCGCCATCATGCTCGAAAACTACCGGAAGTACCGTTCCGGCCTCGATGAGGCAACCTCGACGCTCCAGATCGGCAACTACGACAAGTGGGCGTTCCCGATGATTTCCATCGTGTCGGAGAACCTCATCGCCCAGGACCTCGTCTCGGTGCAGCCGCTCGAAGGCCCCAACGGCACGGTGTTCTTCATGAACTTCAACGCCGGTCAGACCAAGGGCAACGTTGCTCGTGGCTCGAAGATCTGGGATGCGCGCACCGGCCACGCCGACCGCTACCTTGACTCCTCGGATCGCGTCGAGTCTGAGACCATCGCGATGAACAATGGTGCGATTACGGACGGCACCTCCCTCACCTACGGTCCGGTTCAGCCCGGCACGGTGACGGTGACCCCGGCAAGCACCGGACCGCTCAAGGATGACGGCGCGGGAGCCATTGTGGACTCCGCCGGTACGCAGGTTGGTACCATTGACTACTCCACCGGCGCATTCAGCTCGTTCCAGACCGTGGACATTGGCCCCGGTGCAGTGGCGAGCGATGACTCGGCGACCGTCAGCTACAACTACAACTCGGAAATGAATCCCGAGGCGCAGCAGATCGACATCGAAATCCAGTCGAGCCCGATCTACGCCGAGGAGCGCAAGCTCCGGGCGCGCTGGTCCACGGAGGCGGCAAACGCCCTCCAGGCCCTGCACGAGATCAACGCTGAAGACATGGTGTCCACCGCGATCACCAACCACCTCCAGTGGGAAATCGACCGCGAGATCATCGAAGACCTCCGCCGGTCCGCTGGTGCAGGCCTCGTCCGCTGGTCCGCTGCCATCCCGGCGGCGTCGTACATCAGCTACACCGAGCACAAGCTGAGCTTCGTGGACGCGCTGGTTTATGGCAGCAACTACATCTACCGTGCGACCAACCGCGTCAAGGCGAACTGGTTCCTCGGCGGCATTCAGGCGACGAACGTCCTCGAGACGCTTCCGAGCTTCGAGCCCGCCGCAGCTGGTGAGACCGAGACCGAAGGCGTCTCGCACCTCGGCAGCATCGGTCGCATGAAGTGCTACGCCGACCCGCATTACCGTACCGATGAAGGCCTCATGGGCTACAAGGGCCGGGACTTCGTCCGCGCAGGCTACATCTTCGCACCGTGGATTCTGCTCTACAGCACCATGCTGATCACCCTCGACGACTTCGTCAGCCGTAAAGGCTTCGCTTCGCAATATGGCAAAAAGATGATAAACAACAAGTTCTACTCGAAGCTGAAGCTCAGCGGCTTCTCGAGTTCCTTCGGCGGCTAAGCGCTGGTCACTAGTCAATTCTGACATCACAACAACGATGGCGTTCCGGGTAACTGGGACGCCATCGCTTTATTTACGTTCTTTTGGTTTCGCAACTACTGTCGTGCCACATAAAGATCGCGCCACCAAGCTCCAATACCTGAAGGACTATCGTGCAGGACTGCGCCTAAAAGGACTGCCGACTGGTGGACGCGGTACGAAGTACACGCCGGAACCTGAGCAGCACGCGGCGAATAGTCGAGCATGGTTAAAGAAGCTGTACGCCGATCCGGAGCGCCATAAGGCTTTCCGTACCAAGCAAAAGAAACACTACCACAAGCACAAGGTTAAGCTGTCCGCGAAGTCACGGGCCAAGCGACAGGCTCTTAAGCTTCTGGTGATAACCCATTATGGCGGCAAGTGCGCCCACTGTCCCGAGACGGAACTAGAATTCCTGACGCTGGACCATGTAGCGGATGACGGCAACGCTCACCGCGCTGAGCTGGGTAAGAAGTGCATCTACCGTTTCGCTCGAGATGCAGGGTTTCCTCCACGCTTCCAGTGCCTGTGCTTCAATTGCAACTTCAAGAAGTCTCGTGGTGCTCCCGGCACATCCGTCTCCGCACGGAGCCTAGTTGCTCTGCGCCTGACCGTGCTGACAGCCTATGGAGCCGCCTGTACGTGCTGTGGCGAGGACGAGGAGGTCAAGCTGGCGCTGGACCATGTAGATGGTGGAGGCCGGGAGCACCGGGGAGGCAGCATTCGTGGAGCTGCTTACCGCGATGCCCGTGATCGTGGTTATCCGCCGGATTACCAGATCCTCTGTCACAACTGCAATGCTTCCAAGGCCTTCGGCGGCACCTGCGTCCATCAGCGGGGGTTGGCAGGGTTGGCAGGTTCATAAGATTACTCTTCGCGGGTGAACCCGTTCTGCCCGCTGGCACTGGCTTTGGCGCAGATGACGCTGGGGTCGTTGATCCTCTTTGGGCCATGCTTCTCAACGCACCGGACGCAATACAGCGTGTCAGGCAGCGCCTCGACGCGCTCCGCCGGAATTTCAGAGGAGCAGATGGTGCAAAGGCGTCCGAGCTTGGTGGTAAGTGTCATGAGTGGAGCTTAGCAGACCGTCGTGCGCCTGTCAAGTAATCCTGCCTCCAGCTCTTCGATGCTGATGCGGGTCCACCCGCCCAGAATTCCCCAGACACCAGATCGCTGTATCGTGCGGAGCAGAAATTCCGTGGTGAACGCGGCTCCGAAGTAACAATCCATACCCCTACCGTCCTTGAGCGTAGGATCAATAACCACGCCGGAGTCATCGATGCACCAGGCGTGTTCAATCGGAATGGAACCCATCAGGCGAACGTACCCCTCCACGTAAGTCATCTCCGGATTGGCAATGGCCAAATTCCCGGCGTTCATGAAACATAACTTGGGCGTGCCGCGTGGGCCGGAGTAAGTGTGTCGACCGGTTCGGAAGCCCCGTCCTCGGCGCAGAAGAAACCGAGCGCGGTCAGCCATCGGCCCGGACATCTTAGATATGGTCCCGAGGTATTGGCGGGGCGTCATGACTTGGCTGCTTCCTCGGCTCGTAGAGTGCTCGTGGGTCGCAGACAACATTTCTTGGCTTTCCTGCCACTTCGACATGGACATGGGTCGTTGCGCTCCACAACCTTGGGCCACGGATAAACCGGGCGAACTGGGGTTTGATGCCTATGAATGATCTGCAGTATGGCAGCCGCCTCCGGCTCCAGTGCTTCAAACGGTGGAGGAGTCTCCGGGTTCACTTGAGCTCCTCGGTAAACGTTTGAACTATCTTAAGCTTCCGACCGTCTGGTGTGATCTTTTGTAAACCGTGCTTGGTTAAGCGTTTTGCCGCAGCCAGCGAGTCAGCGTTGACGGATTCGGCGACGCCGTCGTTCCAGAAGAAGGTGAATTTCATGCATGTACAGTAGCAGCAGACCGGACGTTTGTCAAGTTACGCCGATGTTCGCTGAATTGTGCGGGCGGGCCGCTTACTACACCGCCAGTCCAGCTTTGAGCCGCTTAATCGTTTTTCTCGATCTGTCTTGCGGCTGGCACTCGCACAATTCAAAGAACATCAACCCCTCGAGCAAGAATCGAGTTACCAGCTTTCGACTATTTTCTTGATGAATGCAGCGTCCAGCCCGGCCAGTATCTGGCAGGTTATACGAATGGTGGTGGATGATACGAGGATGCTCGGCTTGTGCATAATCTTCCAGTGTATGAAACGCGGCTTAGCCTCCAGCCCGGTCATAAGCGCAGTTGGTGTCTGTCGGTTTGGCAGTATTACCACCGTCTGCCCGTCTCTATGGATAGAGAATGCAGCGCTACCATTTTCTGAGCCAGATCTTGGCGCAATCTGACAGTGGTTGAGGAGCTTGGCGCTTGGGAACATACCGTCCATCATTCCCCATACCGGTTCGGGGATGGCAGCGCGTTCTGCCTTGGTCATTCCGGCGAGCGTGTTTTGTACGGCGGACTGCATACGATCCATGCTGAGATCCGAGGTAAGTTCAAGGCCAAGTGCAGCTCCGATTAGTGATAGGTCAACGGCGGTGAAGGAGTCAGTCATGGATAAGGGTGGTGGCGCTGCGTCGAATTTGTGTGGAAAGGTAAGTATAAGCCGATGGTGCCTGCCGCCATGAGACCACCCACGCGGCAATGCACCCACCCAGCCTCTTCCGCACCATTGGTGGCTGCAGTCCGAGCTGGGTGGAAATGACATCCATGAGCGGGTGAACGGCAGCCTCAATGCGCCGCAAAACCTTCGGATCGCGCGAGTTTTGGTAACGTATACAGTCCTTGCCAACGGCTATGGTATCAAAAGCCATGGTAGCGGGTGCGGGTTGCCGGATTTGCGATGAATGTTGAACGAACCCGTGCTTGCTGTCCCTGCATGTGCAGTGCCATGCCCACCCTGCCATACCACTTGACCATGAAGGCTTGCATCCGTCTTTTATAGCATTTTGAACTGCGGCATACCTCTTGGTTCGCGCCATGGTCTGTGCCATTGTTTCCCTCTTTTTCATACGGCGGCGACGGTGAGGGCGTTGCCCGGACGATGCTGTCGCATAGCATCATAAATGTCGGATTTGTGCTTCATCATGAATGATACGGCCTCGGTCCAAAGAACGTCAAAATCCTTGCGTCCTATTTGCATCTTGTTGCGTACTCCCACCTTCGGGTCCTTGCCATCGTAGTGCCCGTAAATGCTGCAAAGCAGGATGCGCTGCACCATGATGTTGGGTGCCTGACTGACGATTGGCATCAAGATGTCGCGCAGGTTCACAGCCCCATCGGCCTCGGCAATGTCCGTGCCGCCGTTATCCTGATCCATTGACGGTGGAGCGGCATTCAGTTCAATGACGGGAGCGCGAAGAATGTCGCCACGGCACCGAGACTTAACGTGCTTCCGGTAGTGTCCCATGCAGGCATTTTTGCAGCTGATGTACAATGCCTTGCGGAATGATGCCGTGGAGCCGTAATAAGATGCATTGCGCTTCAGATTCGGCACAAACTTCTTCAGGACCACGGTTTCGAATAAGTGCTGCTCCATATCCTTGTCGTCCCACCCGATGCGAGCATAAACGTTGTGGTTGGACGGGTAGTACTGGCTAACCACGCGCGGCACCACGGCCTTGGAGATTTCGATGATCAGGTTGTACGTGAGCGTGAACTTTTCCTTTTCGTCCCATGAGACCACCTGCGTGCGTGCCGACTCCAGCAGGTATGCAAGGATACCGTCCCCGTTACCCATGCGAGATGCAACCATGGCAATGGCCTCCCGCCTGGTGCGTGCCGTTACCTGTTCTCGCCGGGTGTCCCCAGCAGTGGTTTTAAACGTTACCGCATACTTGTAGTACGTACGGGCTCCGGTGGTGTCACCAATGTGCTGGCTGAACGCGGCGTCCACAGCTTGAATGAAGTCGTTTTGATCGCGCACGTCGCGCGTAGCATCGCGCCATGCGCGAATCAGGCCGGTGCAGTCTTCAATATCTGCGTACATAGCACGCAGATCAGGGTGTTCAAGGCTAATGGTGTTGGTCATTTTAGAGAGTTGGGCAGGTGCGGCCTCGGTTCATAGTCTGGATGGAACTCCAATATCAAATGTGGTGCGGGAACGTTGCATGGCGGAGCGCATCAGGTCGTCCGAGGCCTCGTTGGGGTCGCCGTAGTCCAGCTTGCCAGCATACGCATTGAGGCCGCATTCTTCAAGTTCTGCGGCTACCAGCGCCGCCTTACCATAAGCGCCCTTATCTGTTGCATGCTTGGGTCCGTCAAATAACACACAAATTTCAGAAGGTTCCAATGCAATGATCTTACCCAGTTGGCTTTGCAGCCAATGCTCGTCGGGCTTGGGGTGTCCAACCGAGGTGCCGAGCAGTCCGAGAGCGTAATGCTGGTCGCCAAACTCCCTGCGGACGAAGTCATGAGCGGAAATGCGGTCCAGCCCACCCTCTACAAGCGTCATGCTACCACCGATGACGGCGTCATCCACGCCGTACAGCCAGTAGGACTTGCCCATCTCCACCTCGTCCTTGTACGGGTTCTTCTTCGGTGGCAGGTCGTCCCGGACGGCTCGCGCCTGCCAGTACACTAGCTCATCATCCTCGTAGACGGGGAAGATGCAGTACCCGGCCAATCTTCCCTCTACAGCGTACATGATTCGTGCATTCAGGACTTGCTCCATGGTCAGGCGCTTGTCGAGCATGTTTTGAATGAACGGGGTGGCGGCGACGTCGTCTTCCTGAATGAACCGGCACCCGCGTGGCAGCTCAATGCGTTGTTGCTTATACTCTGGCGGCTTCTCCAACGCGTCTCGCTCCGCCCAGAACTCGCGCGGGTTGGCCCGGATGACCGAGGCGACATACGGGGTCTCGATGTTGCGCCTGGCCAGCCACTGGTGAATGTTTTTTAAACCGGCTCCGCAGCGCACACAGAATCCGACATTCTTCTTGAAATTCAGGCCGAGGTGACCAGCAGCTGACTTTCCGCTGCCGTCCGCTCCCATTCCTCGGTGAACACAAAACGGGCAGGCAATTTGTACCTCGCCGTTCGGTCCGATGAAGGCTACGCTGAACGTACTGCGTAGCTGCTGGAGGAGCAGGTCGCTAATCATCGGGCTTTCATAATTTGCCAAGAACTTGACATGTGGGTACGTTAGCACACCGCCGCAAGCTTGTCAAGTCCTGCCTTTCCACCCGGATACAGAAGCGGCGCACCGTCTCTGATGCGCCGCTTCCTCCCCCGCCCAAGGGGCCAACAGTTGTCTGCGATTACGCGCCGAGCGTGTACTCGACGAACAGCGTGGCTTTACCAGCTGTGAGGGCCTCAACCGCCACGGTTGCCGTGATCAAGCGATCCACAGTGACGCCGATCATGGTGGCAGCGAACAATGCCGCTACCTCCACCTGTGTGTCATGTGCTGCATCCGCGCCGAGACTTGGGAATCCGGGCTTGCCTGCATGGATTCCGGCGTCGAACATGTTCGTCGCGTCGCTGATGGCGATGGCTGCAAGCAGGTCGCCAGTGCTCTCCACCTTGAAGGCGATGGTGGCTGCATCGGTCGCCGAGGTGAACGTAGTGTTGACCTGATAGAAGAACCGCGTGACAACGGCGAGCGCCGGGATGGTGACGCCGAGTGTGTGAGCCGCGATGGTGCGATCACCAGTGACGGCGGATGGATCGAAGACGGCCTGTGCAAGAAACTTTTCCGCCCCGCCGGAAGCGAGGAATCCAAGATCTTGTAGCGCCTGCCGCGCCGAGCGCGTACTAGCAGGTTGCAGCCCAGGTGTAGTGCCGAATGCTCCGAGCTTGCCCAGAATGGACTGCCCGAGCTTCGTACCATCCTTGGTAGTGCTGATTTTGTTTGCGTTGACTGCCATATGATTGGTGCTTTATGCGAGTTCGAAGTTGCTTGTTGATTCGCCGAGGCGACCTTATTCCGGCCAACTTGCCGCAGAGTAGTCTGCAATTCCGTTGTCGGTGTCCGGAGCTGTCCCGTCCTTGCCGAATCCGGACTTGCCGATCTGCTCGATAGTGATGTTGCCCTGGTACTGCGCACCAGAGTACATGGCATCGAGGCGAAGTGCGCCACTGGACGTGGTGCCGTAGCCGGTGAGCTTGAGGTACTTCTTGGTCGGTGTGAGCGCGACCGTCTGCTGTCCGCCGGGCGCGACCGCGAGGTAGGAGCCGCCGGAGATGACAGCCCACGCGTCAGCGACGCCACGGTCGTCAGATGCCCAGACTTTGAAGTTCAGGATGCTGGCTGCCTTGGCACCGGCAGGGATGTTGGCGCGCTCCATGAGCGACTGAACGAGGAGGCTGACTTTGCCGACCTTGGGCTCGACTGCGAGGATGCAAAGGTCTGCGACGTTGGCGACGCCCGAGGGCACCGCGAGTTGTCCGAGTTGTAAGATTCCAGCCATTGGTAGTAGTAGTTAGTGGTTTAGTGTTTGTTATGTTTGCTTGTGCTCTGAGAATTAGGCGCTTGCGCATCTGGTGCAGACAGTTGCCGAGAGGTTGGTGACGCTCCGCACTTGTCACCCTTCCGGTAGTTGTCCTCAGCCCATAACGGTTGCAGGTTTGTGTAGTGGAAGCACTGCTTTTGTTGCTCCGGGTCTAGCATATCAAACTTTGCACACGGGACGCGATGGTCGATGTGCCACAGGTGGCGGTTATTCCATGTCATGCCCGGCAAAAACTTCGACTCAGTGTAGACCTTTAGGAACTCCGCAGTGCAGCCAAGCAATGCTGCGGAGGTTGCGGCTTTACCAGCTTGTGCTGCATGAATGGCGTGGCTCATTCTGGTGCGCAGGCGTCTGGTGATGGCGTAGGCTGGGTCGTTGGCGAGACGCTCGCGTCTGCGTTTAGCTTTTAAGGCCTTCGTCTCTGGACGGGCAAGATACTTCCGCTTTTGTGCTTTAGCCGCGTCAGAAGAATTTCGCTTTGATCTGCGTGCACGCACCTCTGGTTTTGCGTAATACTCACCTAGCTTGACCTTTACCTCCGGACGCGCCAAGTATTCCCGCATGCGTACACATCGCTTTGCCTGCGACAGTGCCATTACTTGATCTGCGGTTTGATTGCGAACACGATGTTGATGGCGTCGCGGACCCTCAGCAACTGATACTGACACGTGATCTTGACCCTTTCGGCTAGTTCACGAAGCGCATCCATCGCTGCAAGTCCACCTTCCCGCCACTCCATCTGGTTCAGTGGTTGTACTCGGACCAGCAGCGCATCTTCAGCCTTGTTCCAATGCATGCCCACCACGGAATCCATCAGTCGGATGTCGCTGGTGAGAGCGCCTGTTACTTTGTCTGCGAATGCGTTACGGTCCATTGAAGTAATACGTAACCATTTGTGCGCACACCACAAAGCCCGCCGAAACCTTAGGCGCAGTTTGCCAGCAGACGTTCAACCAACCGTTCCGTCTGCTGCTTCGCAGATGCCACCGTCACCCGGATGTTGTTATCAACCGCCGGTTCCACGTTCCACGACCGATCACCGAGCTTGGTGGTCTTCAGACCCTTGGCCAGCAGTTGGTAAAACCACGAATACTCCTTCGCCGCAGGTGTGATGATGTTCGGCTGCTTAGTTGAGAGATTGAGTCTCCCCTCCGTGACGGTGGATGACTCAGAATCACTCGTGGAGCCAAACGCAATGGCATCAGGGTCATCAAAAGACTGGACCTCCTTAACCCACCCAGCCTCCCACACTCCTCTTGACGGTGCCGCTGATGCTGCGGTTGGACCACACTTTTCTACGTCCCATTCACCATCCGATCTGCGGTCAAGCCGAACCCATCCGCCGCCATTTTCAAACACATCTCTCACCCCATGGCGATTTCCGTGCTGCGCGATGATTCGAGGAGTAATGCGAGTCAAAATAGACTGGTTGCCATATACTTGCCCAGCATCAGCGTTGCGCCTCCATTGATACAAATAGAACGGCTTTTTCACTCCATCTGGTAGTGCGCGCTTGCTCATCTTTAATACCTACTCTCCGTCATTCGTCGAGTTCGTCCGTATCCGGTGCGACCCCGTCCGGATACACCGGGCGATCCTCCAGTACCCCGGCGTGCTGGTTGGCACAGGTGTCATCGTAAATTTCCTGCACACGTGCTACAGGAATTTTGAGCCGCCGAGACAGGTCTACCGGCCCGTTTGGTGTGACATCCTCCTTCATGTGCTCA